TGGAGCGGCCGCAACTTCCGCTGCTTCGGCCGCTGCCGGCGGCAACCCTGCAGAGGGCACTTCTGCGGTGGTTTCCAAGGGCAAGAGCAAGGGCAAGGCCAAGCCGCCCGCTGGCTCACCAGAAGCCACAGGCGTCCCAGCGGAGGAAGACACCGCCTTCTGATCACGACAAGTTCAGCCGCCGCGCTCCGTTGGGGCGCGGCGGTTTTTTTGCGCCTATTAGGCACGCTCTAGGAGCTTGGATACCAGCCTCCTCCGCCCGGCTAACCCAGGGATAGCCGGGGACTTTCAGCCTTGGCTACCAAGCTCCTAGAGCCTTCTTTTTGGAGAAACCCGGAAAGCTGACCGGCGGGTGATTGTCATGTGGTGTGGGTTGACGCAGTTTTGTATGCCGCAATTCATCTGAACTTGAATGCCTTCAGGAATTATCCAGAACAGCGCAGCAATGTGCCGACGCATTGAGAAGCCGCGCTGCTTTGATTTGTCGCGGTATTGTGGACGCCCCATTCCATCACAAGGCCCAATCCAGACCCAGCACGGTAGATATGGCCCTCGAATGATGTGAGGCTCAACATGTCTCAGCCATCCTTCTGGAATTTCTTTTAGCATGCTTTCCAACGTCAGAAGCGGCATCAGCAGGGTAAATTCGTCATTTGCCATCCAGTGATTATACTGAATATATTATGAGATTCAAAGAAAGGACTTTCTGATTAATATGGGTAGGTCTATTCTATTTTAGTAAGAACTCCGCACCTGAACGGAAACATCTGATGAATGTTTTTTATCTGGACCTAAATCCGACTGTTTCTGCAAGTTGGTTGGTAGACAAGCACGTCCTCAAGATGGTCCTGGAATACACCCAGCTTCTAGCCAATGCATTCCACATGCCAGGGGCACCAGCGCCACCAAAAACTAGGGCTGGCACCACATATGCAAAGTCGCACTGGGATCATCCTTGTGCTGTGTGGGTGCGTCAGGATTTCAAGCACTGGCACTGGGTAAAGATGGGGGCATTTGAGTTGTGCCGTCAGTATCAGACGCGCTTTCCAGGAGCCCTTATCAAGCAGCATGCCTGCTATGACGCTCTCGCATACATGGATGGGATCAACAAGCTCACCTGGATGCCGCGTAAAAATTGGGTCGATCCTCCGCAGTGCATGCCTGTGGAATTTCAAATTCGCAACGATACAGTTGGTGCTTACCGGGCATACTACAAGACCGGCAAAAAGCATCTTCATCAATGGACAGGCGTCAACCCACCGGAGTGGATCGTGCCAAGAAAAAAGACAATTCGTGAACTCGCAGCTGACCTGATCGACCAGGCAGAGTTGATCATCCCGCACCCGGACAGGTTCCGGCCGGCGGACTTGACCAATGAGGAATGGGGCGAAGTCACACGCGTCGCACTTGACGTGATCAACGGAAGGATGGAATAATGCCAAAAAACATTCGGTTTCTGCCAATGGTGAGCGATCTGGCCAGCCTGATGACTGCGACCAGGAAGGTTAAGCTTGATGAAGATGATGTGCTTCACATTGATCGCGAGCTTTGGTTGATCCTGCTCAGCGAGATGGATGATATCCTTAATGTGATAAGACACAACAAAGGCCCTGCTGGGATGTGGGTGTCAACCATGATGAACGTGGTTCCTTTCTGCATGAAAGAAAAAATTCCACCGGCAGAGGCTCAGGAATTGGTGCAATGCCATTGGGCAGATGGCAAGCGCATCTATCCAACATTTCCTGGCTTTGTTGAGCGATGGGACATGCGCTACAATAACTTGGCCTGGCGCTGCCTATGCAATGAGGACGGCCTGATGCTGCAAAGTCCCAAAAATCCTCTGGTCAGCCACATGCGCAGCTTAATGGCGACTGAGGATGTGCACAGATTTGGTTACGGCCCCATATTTGGGGACGCTCTCATCCTCAACAAAAATTGCGGCTGGTAGAGTCATGCAATACGGAAATGGGCCTTTCGATCCTGATGAGCTTCCTCCTGCTGGCTATCGGTGGATTTGGACCTCGTGGGACGGAAAAATATGGCGCATGAAAGAGGAAATTCCTGTTATGCCAATCAAGGAGACTGAAACATGAAGCTCGCCGAAAATACCATTCGCCGCATATATCTCGCAAGCAGCTGGCGCAACACGGAGCAACCAGATATGGTGTTGACGCTTCGCAAATGGGGGCATGAGGTATATGACTTTCGCAACCCGGCACCGGATGACCAGGGGTTCAGCTGGGCGCAAATTGACGCTCATTGGATGGCCTGGACGCCGGAGTGTTACACCAAGCTTGTCCGCACCCATCCGATGGCGCGCGCCGGTTTCAGGATGGACCATCAGGCGCTGGACTGGTGCGACACGTGCGTGCTGCTGTTGCCCTCTGGCCGCTCGGCCCACCTGGAAGCTGGCTACGCTGCTGGACAGGGCAAGCGCGTGATCGTCTATCTCCAGCCTGAAAAATTCGAGCCAGAACTAATGTATCTGCTGTGTGCCGCGATAGTCACCACCAAAGCGCAGCTTAAGCACGCTCTCTTTGCTGGTGACCAGGATTTGTCCGGTGGCTGCGCTTGAATTGAGGCGGCGCAGCACCAAGCAAGGAGACTGAAACGTGACAATCCTCCGTCTCTGTAACAGTTGTGGCGGCGAAGGCTGGTATAGACCATTAGACCCAGCAGGCAATGCGCCTTCTGAGCGATGCCCTCACTGCAACACGGCAGCAGTTGCTGAACAGACGCCAGCTGCTGAACTGATAGCTTCAGACAACAGCATCGAAGAATGGTCGTGGACGTGGGTTAGATACAAAGATGGCCCAGTGTTCCCGATGCGCGGCAACAACCCAAATGTGAAAGGCGGCTACTCAATTCACTCACCAGTCATGCATCCAGATGAGGTGCTTGCCTTAAAGGCAAAGATTTTTAAGCTGTGGACTGCTCTGGATGATTTGATTGGTGATGAATACCGCGGATTTGCAGATGGCTCGCACAATGACAAAAGCATCAGGGCGCGAGCATGCGTAGTAAGAGATGAAACGTGCAACAAGGACTAAATGCATGAGCGAAGATATCATCGTCAAAGTTCAACTGCCTTTGGCCCCATTCCTACCATCAAATAGGTGGTTGGCGATGATTTACGATCAACAGCGAAGTCTTATGGAGCAGCGCATGCTGACCCACCAAGAGAAGCTGATGATCAAGTTCAAGGGAGTCAAGATTTACTGTAATGCCACAAAGAACAAGGCAGGAAATAGCTGGGTGTTGACATCAATTTCTCGCAACCAGCTAAGAAAATGGTAGAGGCACCAACCATCAAATAAACCTCTTCTGGAGCTACTGATTCCTCTCTATTATATATAGGCGGAACTACCGCAAACAAACGGAGAGATCAATGTCTGAAAACATTCGCATGAGCTACTATGCTGCCGGGTCAGGGGACTTGATCGTGGAATGCGGCTTCCAGGACGTTGCTACGGCCAAGATAGAGGGGGCACGCCGTGTGAAGCTCGGCGTGGTTGATATGTCAGGCTTCGGCATCCTGATTGACGAGGATGATGCCCATTCCATATACTCGTGGAGGCCATACACGGGCGGGTGGATGGATCGATGAGCGCATACGTGTTGGGAAGTCGCGCATTGGCTGGTCGCTACAAACTTGACGTCATTAGTCACAACAAGCGCATTGCTGTTACTATTGGCGTCGTCGGCAGTTTTTGGTATGCCCGCATCGAGAATGCATCAACCCCGTTCAATGTAGTCATGTCAGCTCTGACAGCGGTCCACGTGTGGATGACTGAGAACAAGTTCAACCCCGGCAACCACAACGCTCACCCTCCCTGCGTCATCAGCAGCGCCATTATCAAGAACTGGGAAATGGGGTGAATGACAGGGAGCGCGCAATTTTGCTGTATGTCGCGAGGTTCGGTGCTAGCCGGGTCTCTGACATCTGTCTGCCTGGCAACGGCAATCCGCCAAGCAAATCTGAAATTGATGCCCTTGTCAGATCAGGATGGCTGTATCAGGCAAGTCAGACGCCCATAAGTCGGCGCTCAAGCCTGAGAGATGTTGATCAAATCTACTGGGGGCTCACAGAATATGGTGTGATGCAGGCAAAGAAGCTGATGAGATAGTGATAGCAACGATCGTGAAGATCAAATCGGACAAGGAAGCTAAAGTGAAAGATACAATCACTCCGAAGAATATCGCCAAGGCAGAACTCAGCAAAATGCTTGACGACATCTGGATAAAATACAGGAAGGAGTGGGTTGCCAATGGCGCTCGTGGTGCCATGGAGTCAATCTATCAGAAAATTGCGGCAGATGTTGCTGATGGCAAGACCAATGAGGAATTGCGCGATCACATCAGGGAGACTGTAAAGGAGATAGGGACTGTGAATTGGTGCCGCGATAACGGAATCACAGTGAACTACCTCTATCAAGTCTTGTCAGGGCGCAAGCCAATAACAGATCGCATCAGCAGGCTGGCGCGATACAAGCGAACCATAACCTTTGTTAGGATGGATGACGATGAGTGACGCCCCAATTGCCAGAGTTCGGAACCTGGCTGTTATGTCATATGCTTCCGGTTTCACCCAGTGGCACTACAAGTTGCCGAATGATCACGCCCCTGAAAACGTCCAAAATGCGCTCTACTGGGATGTCGTCCGAGATATGATCAACGCCGGGGACAGCATCTGCGTGTCGAACGATGTCTATTCCGCGATGGTTGCGGTCATGGCACATGGGGCGGACTTCCATTATCGCATTTTGATGGAGGCAAAATTCATCTGATGATCGTGGTAGGCGCTCCAATATAGTCGCTTCTGGAGCGCCTGATTCCGGTCTATACTAGGTTTCGGTCGGAAAGGCCGATCAGACCAACAGGAGAAGACATAATGGCCAGGATCGACAGAGTCAACCCCATGGACGTTCGCATCAAGAACAAGATCAAGGAGCGTTTGGAGAGGTGTATCCATCTCAGGGAGATAGGAGCGCCAGAATTCATCCTCAAGAACGAGCAGGCGATGCTCTTCGTTCACCGGCTGGGACATCTGTTCGCGCCAGACATTCGGCGCAGAGTATTTGCTGCGTGGTTCGACCGTCAGCCGCCTATCACCAGCGAATAATGAGAGTCAGCCTACCCATCAGACCAACAGGAGAGTGCCGTGGTTCTCAATCTTATTCCCACCCCAATCGACAAAATCATCAAGGACCGAACTGACCGTCATATTGTCGTTGCCAGGTTTGCGCCTCTCGTGGATGCGATGCGCGGCATCGTCAACGAGATCATCACAGATATGTCTGATCTCAAGGTTGGCCCTGAGGTTCTGGCTCCCTGGCAGGACGCGATCAGAGAACTCATCGTCCATCGGCTCACCCAGTCAACCTCCCGGTTCATCCGCATTGTTGATTTGGAGGACTAGCCTTGTGGTCGCTCTGGACATCTGCGTCTATGCTATTCTGGCATATGGCGTATATTCATATGCAAAGTCCCAGGCACCGATAGCCGGGGTTGACCATCTCGGGCTTGACCCGGCTATCAAGATCACCATCAACTCCAGCGATGAATGCGGCAACAAGACTGAGTGGTAACTCTCCCCAAATCAAAGGATGCTAACATGCCCTACATCTGGATCCCGCGCCTCGTAACATATTATGACCAGGTCAACCGGGTCTTGGTGTTTGAGACCATTGATTCATTCATCAAGTCTGTCGATACGGCCTATGATAAGTCACCTGTCAAACCAGTCATCTACAGGACAAAAACAGTAGTGATGGTGGAGCACGAGAGCAATTTGGTGGGTCACCTGGTCTATCGCCCGATCATCCCAAGTGATGCCATCGCCTATCTCTGAATGTCTGGAGGAGCAGGCGCTCCAATATAGTCGCTTCTGGAGCGCCTGATTCCGGTCTATACTAGGATTAGGTCGTAAAGGCCGATCAAACCAACAGGAGACGACAGATGACCCATACAGAAGATGCCCAAAAAATGTTTGATATCTCCACCGTCCATATGATCCGCCAGGGTGAGCGAGCAGTCGATGAATCTGGCGCCTGCAAATACCGGACTGCCAACGGCCTGAAGTGTGCGGTGGGAGTCCTGATCCCGGATGCTGAATACTCGAAATGGATGGACAGGGCCGGCAGTCTCCACGAGGTTATTCGGACGGCGCATCGCAACAATCTTATGACTCCGACCATTCAGCTGATGCACGAGCACCGTCTTTTGTTGACCAGTCTGCAGGAGGCGCACGACTATGCCGCTCTGTGGGAAGATGGTATGGTGGCGTTGGTGCATAACCTCCGCGACACTGCCGCATCATTCAATCTGAATTGTGATGCGTTGGATGCTGCGGTGGCGGCCAGGTCGATCTCCTAAGCATTCTCACCGGTGGTGCATATGCTAGCGCATAGGCACCACCATCCTGCATCCTCACACTCTGGAACCCACCCCCCATGGCCAAAAATAACTATCAAGAAACTGCTAGGCAGTATCAGATGGATGGCAATGTTGCCGTGCGCATATCTACTGGCGAGAGATTGAGCGTTGACGAGAGCCGGGGCATCCGACGCATGGCTGATTGGAGGTCTCGCGCCTCGGATGGCCTTCCTCACGAATATAGTGATACGGATTGCGTGATCCTCAAAAAGCCATACAAGTTGAAATGCACCTCTGGATGTCAGGAGGCGATCCAGCCCGATACTGAGCACGTCCAGTCATTCGAGTATAATAAAAGCGACGATGTTTTGGTAGGTCAGGGAAGGATCACTAGGCATGAGATCGTCTGTGAGGCCTGCTGGAATATAGTTACAGGCAAGCGTATTTCGCAGCAGAGGTTTAGGGAGGAAGGTCCGGGCTGGTAGGTCGAATGGTAGGGCGCCTAGGAGCGTGGTAGGGCTTGATCAGGGGAGGGGGGAGCTAGGGCTACCGCGGAAAGTGGTAAAGGCTGGTTAGCAAGGCGTAGGGGGGTGTAGCGGGCTTTGAAAGTGACTACGCGCGCGCGCTGGCGCTCCCCCGCGCGTAAGATGACCCTACGCCGGAATTTTTAGCATGAAACATTTTTTGTTCGATGCTATTCGTTTTAACTGGCGTAGACGTAGACTGAAAAAAGAGACTAGGATTAATGTTTTATTATCAGGTAGTTATATACTGTTATGAGCAGTATTGAGGTCTACTCCATATAATGGATGGCGTAGACCTTTGCTGAGTATATTATTTAGACTGGGGGTAGTTTGCGGCTATATGTAGGTATTAGTGAAATATGTTGCGGGAAATTCGATGATGGTGCCACCGTGTTCTATGCTACAGATATTTCGAGCCGTAGGGTCATCTTAGGCGCGCGATATGCGCGAGCGCGCCTACGCGCGCGTAGTCAAGTGATGAAGCTTGTATTCATGGCGTTTGTTAGTGTATGCTGTTGGTGGTGCGTTGAATGTTGTGTGGCGTGTTGCCCGGCTATTAGTGTCATTGGGTGTTTTTTGTGGTAATTGGCTGGTTGGTGTGTGGTTGTTCACAACAACTTGACGCTGAAAAACACACACATGAAACTCGTATGCACACATACAAAAATAAGCAATAATATCAGGCACTTATCACAAATAAAGCTCCGGCAAATTAACACAGCGTTCAGAGTTTCAGTTGCCCCGCAATCTATTCTGGCGACCTCTGGCTGAGTTTCAACAGCCAATCATGTGAAACTCAAACTCAACTAGCTGCATGACGACCTAGAAAAGAGTCATGTGAAGCTCAAACTCAATCCCACTCAACACCTAGACCAAACCGACCCTGTGCATGACGACCCTGTGCATGACGACCCTGAGTTTGAGTTTCACACATGTTTCACCCAGACCAGACCAGACCAGACCAGACCAGACCAATGCATGACGACCCTGAGTTTGGAACTCACATTCACAACCTGAGTTTGAGTTTCACACACGCCCCCCACAAAAAATAGCCGAGGCTCATTGCCCCGGCTATCCCCTTCACTTCCCCAAATTGGTCACCGCCTCATTGAGGAATGATCCGCAGCCGACAAATTCCCCAGGCGGGTCTTTCATAGCCACCTTCACCTTCACAGCAGCATCAGACATCACATTGTTTATTTCAATCTCTACGCTACCGCCTCCATTGTTTTGGACCCACCATACCAGCTCACGCACGCTACGGAAAGACCGCATCAGAAGTTTCGCTCAATGAAGCGATACAGCGGGCCAACCACCATCAGCCTCAGGCCAATCCCAAGGCCCAGGATCCAGAACAAGATCACGCTCTCAACCATCTCTTTTCGCTCCTATATAGAAGAAAGGGTAGCGGGGAGGGGGGTATCACCCCCCCCTCACCCTTAGCCTAGACGCGCGCCACCAGCTTACCTTTCCGGGGAGCGGCCACCAGCTTCCGCCCGATGATGGCGATGGCGGTGGACTCCGCCTTGGCCTCGGCGGGGATGACAACGTCTCCCGCCTTGAGACCCTTGGGGAACCCGATCGCATTGGGAACCTCATTAGCCGAGACGAAAGCCCCATCCGCCCGGCGTTTGAGCTCGAAGTAAACGGCCGGCTTCGAGTTGCGGTGGAGGTAGAGCCCGGCCCGGACAGAAGCCGGATCGTATCCGATACCCAACTCGGCATCGACCACCTTCGCCGCGAGGTCGATCCAGTCCGAGAGCGGGACCGGCGCCTTGGAGACCGCGAGAGCCTTGAGGGAGTTGGAGCGGAGGCTTTCCTTCCTCGCGTTATAGAACTCCCCAGTCCAGTAGATATAACGCCCGCTTTCCTCATAGCGCGCCTTAGCCGCTTTAAGGGCGTCAGGAGACACCGTTTCCGGGCGGCGGAAACCTTTAAATCCACGCATCGTTACTCTCCATTGTTTGGCCTTTCCGAAAGGAAACCTTTCGGATAGTCGAGCCGAAACTCGACTATCCGAAAGAGGCTAGGAAAGGGGCGGAGGTAGCCTCCCCGTAGAGATATAGACGGGGAGAAGTATAGATAGGCTCCTAGGGTAGGTATTAGAAGCCGCTTCTAGGACGTTACGGCCGTATCCGTAGAGGGTAGGAGTAACGAAGGTCGTATATCCGGTCGCTACTCCGCTCTTACCCTTATCTATTACGAAATAACTACCCTTCTCTAACCCGCGCCCGAATACCCGGACTAGGATCGTTCCGATAGTAACTCTTTCGCCTTCGCGGAGGGGTAGACCCTCCGCTACTAGCGCGCGCTCTATTAGGGACTTAGGAATAGTAGCCTCCTATCTTTAGGAAGTATTAAAGGCCGAACCGTTCCGAAAAGGCTCTATCCGCGGCGCGAGTTTCCGCCGCCGCGTAGACCTCGTAAGTAACTCCGGCTTCTTTCGCGCGGGCTTTATCTTCCGCGAGAATAAAATCGGCGACCGCTACTTCCGCTTCCGTATAGGCGAGTAGGGCGATACTAGCCTCGCGGTATCTTTTCGCGTATTCTTTAGCCGCTTCCGTAACGCGACGAGTAGCCTTTTCCTCGATAAGGATAGCCTTACTATAGGCTTCCCTAGCTAGGGTATAGGCGAAACTCTTTACTTCCCCTATCGCCCTTTCCGTAGCGTCTCGCGCGAGAATATACTTAGCGCGCGCCTCTATTTCGTTAAGCCGTAGACGATTTAGCGTTTCGATAGTAGCCTCCTATCTCTAAAGAGCGCGAAGGGCGGATCGGGCGGAAATTCGCGCGCGCCGGGCGGAGTAGGTAGCCTTATCCGCGCGCTCTATAGCGTCCCTCTCCCCGTTAAGAGAGGCTAAGGCGTTAAGGCGCCCCGCCTCGTAAGAGAGGGTAGTAAGAGCGTCTATAGCGTAGAGAGCTCGCTTCTTAAGCGAGGAAGGGGAAGCGGGAGATTTAGGAATAGTAGCCTCCTATCTTTAAGGTTAGAGAGGCTAAGGGCCCTTCCCTCTCTCTCTATTTAGGAGTCTATACCCTACCCCCCCCTAGGTCTAGTTACGACTTGTTAATATAGGGCTTGTGTTTTTCGGCTCGCTTCCGGGCTCGCGTAGAGGTAGTTGTAGCCTCCCACAAGTTGCATCGCGCACCAACATCGCGCACGCCGACAATCTCACACCAACACCCGCACAAAAAATTTTGCAAAATTTTTCACCAACAGCAAACACAAACACCATTTCACACAATGTCACAAAAATATAACTAGCCCCGGCAATCTCCATCATATAGGATAAATGCCGTTAACCCCAATCAACCCAAGCCAACAGAATATCATGTCTCGCAAGAAAGTGCCAAGTCCAAAAGAGCCCACCAGACAGGATGAGTATCTGGTCAAGCGTTCAATAACGCAAGCAATGAAACATGACATGGCAGGCGGCGTGCTGCCACTAGTCGTTGATTCAAAGCAGCGTGCCATGGCGATTGCGAGAGCCCGGCCAGCACCGACCATCAATTTGAAAGAGAACCTGCTTAGGATAGTTGAGGAAGCAGACCCTCTTGGGTTCCTGATAAGCGTTCAGCGAGGAGACCTTCAGCCAGTCAGCCACGTGAACGGAATTGGGGAAATTGAGGTGCGGTATGTGCAACCTGACCTGGGCATACGGGTTGGAGTGGCTGAGTTCCTGGTCCATAAGATATTGCCAACGATCAGCTTGAAGATGCAGAACCCATTTCAGGATGGAGCAGAATCAGAAAAGGAAGCGCCTGTCCGCCCCGGCCAACCCGGTGCTCCAACTTTCAGCGAAATGGTTAGCCGGGCGGCGGTGATGGCGCGTGCACAAGCAGCTGGACATGACAAGTTGCCTGGGGCCAGATTTGAACCGGTGAAAGATGAAGGACAAACATATGGGGGACAAATCATTGAACCGAACGATGATGACGAATGAGTTGAAGCAGGAGGCGTATGCTGAGAAGCGTCGTCTACAGACTACTCACAATCTGGACAGGCATTTCCTCATTTACTTTGTGGAGCCTCCGCCAAAAGGGGAAAGGGCAGTCCGTGAATGAGTCTGGGGATCGAAGGTTCTGGGCAGCGGTCTTTGTCACAGTTGTGATCCTGGGGCTGTATGCCATGGTGATCGCTGGGGTGGCTCCGGTGCCGGTGGATGACCTGAAGGAGACGTTGAAGATGAGCGTGGTTGCTGTCATCAGCTATTGGATTGGTTCCAGCAGCGGCAGCGCGGCCAAAGATGCACCCCGAGCCCCGGTCATCAAAGAATGAGCCTGATTGATGCCATGGCATATTGGCGCAACAACCCAGTCGAGGCCGTCAAGGACTGGTTTGGGGTGACGCCTGAAGACTATCAAGGTGATGTTATCAATTCCTTGATGGGGCCAACAGGCATGGACCGCGTTACGGTGAAGAGCGCGCATGGCGTCGGCAAGACCAGCGTGGAGGCCTGGACTGGTTGGATTTATCTCATGACCCGTCCAGTTAGCCGCGTTGTGGCAACTGCACCAACTCAGAGCCAGCTAAAGGACATCCTGTGGTCTGAGTATGCTAAGTGGCACCAGAAGATGCCAGAAGAATTTCAGGGAATGTGGGACATAAGTGAGACGCACATTCGCCACAAAGAGCTGCCCAAGACCTGGTTTGCTGTGGCGCGCACAAGCAATAAGCAGGAGAACCTGCAGGGGTTCCACGGCGACAATATCTTCGTCCAAATTGACGAGGCATCTGGCGTCCCAAACAACGTGTTTGAGGTGATCGAGGGCATTCTCACCTCTGCTGACGAGCATGGATTGGAGGCAAAGTTGCTCATGGCCGGGAACCCAACGCAGCTTGGCGGCGAGTTCTACAATAGCTTCAACCGCAACAAGCTCTTGTATTCCCGGTTCACTGTCTCGGGAGACAGAACCCTCCCAACTGACAAAAACGGCGGCAAAATATACCTATCCAGGCGCGTGACTGAGAAATATCGCAGCACGATGGGCGCCAAGTATGGCTACCAATCAGCAGTATATGACGTGCGTGTTCGCGGCCTGTTCCCCACTGTTGGCGATGGCGTTGTGGTTCCATTCGATTGGGCAGAGAGGGCGCAGTATATTGAGCTGCCAAGGTTCGACTATGTGGCTGATGGCATCACCCTGGTCATGGACGTTGCGCGGTCTGGCGGCAATGAGACGGTCCTGGGCGCATTCCGGCGCGGGCACTGTCTCTGGCTCCAGGCCAGGCCGCAGACCATGACCAATGAGTGCGTGAACATGATCATTGAGGCCAAGACCAGCCTGGAGGCCAATCAGCTTCGAGTCATACGCATAATTGTGGATGAGCCAGGAGTTGGCGGCGGAGTCATTGATGTGGGACGCAATGCCGGCCTGGCCATAACTGCCTACAATGGCGGCTCTGGCCTTTCTGCTGAGAACGGCGATAACCCTGATGAAATTCGGATGTTTGCGACACGTCGCTCGCGGGATTGGTGGGTGGTTCGCAGGATGATGGAAAGCGGAGCTATGAAGATACCTGAGGACGAGGAGTTGGTCAATCAACTTGCCTCTCTCAAGTATGAATACAGCGACCGTGACAAAATAATGGTCGAAACCAAGAGAAAGCTGCGCGAGCGTCTTGGTGGTGATGCCACAATTGACCGGGCTGACGTCATTGTTATGGGCTGCGCTCCGTGGAAGAGCCTTATCAATGCAACCCCGGTTCTCACGCCTGAGCAGCTGGCTGACTTGGATTATGCTGCATTGCGCCCCACCTCTGAGCACAACTTGAGCGAGTTCTCCTGATGCAAATGAGAATGGTTCGCACTGGCTTCTACAGGAATGAGACTGTTGGCGACCTATATATTGATGGGCACCATTTCTGCTATACCCTGGAGGATACTGTCCGTGCGCCAGGAATCAAGGTAGCGGGCAAAACTGCCATTCCTTATGGGAAATATACTGTCAGGGTGACTTGGTCACCTCGCTTCAGGATCAATATGCCGTTGCTGATTGGCGACGATACATTCAACAAAGATTGGTCAGGGGTGCGCATCCACGCTGGCAACTCCCACACAGACACAGAAGGCTGCATTCTGGTCGGCAGGACTCTGATTCAGTGTGGGCTCGGATATGAGTTGCGCGCCAGCCGACTTGTTTATCTGGACCTGCTTGAGAGACTGGTCTACCACAGAAAAGATGTCTATTTGGAGATTTGCAATGGCGTGGTATGATGGTCTGACTACAGCCTTCCGTTCTGCCGTTGGTCGCCCTCGCAATATTGAGAGTGAGGTTACTGTCCATGAGGGCGCATCACTATCTATGTGGCCAAAATTGGAGAGCAATCGCAAAGATGCGCTCTACACTCTCACCAATACTGATGAATTGCTTCGGCGCCAAGGATTCAAGGTATATCGAGACATGCTGGCAGATGACACCGTCAAGGCATGCCTTTCATTCAAGAAGATTTTGGTCCACGGCCGCAAATGGACTGTATCTCCAGCTGGCGGCAATAATTCCAGCGAGCAGCAGCAAAAGCACGCTGACTTTGTTCTGGACGCAATGCAGGGCATTGCAATGAACCGGATCATCCGCGAGATGTTGACGGCATTCAATTTCGGCTTCAGCATGGGAGAGATCATCTGGGAGGTCAAGCCGCTCGGGGATGATTCTGAGCTCAAGGTTTTGCTCAAGGATATCAAATTCCGTGCTCCTGATTACATCTGGATTGACATGGATATGCACGGCAATATCGTTCGCTTCCGTCAGGAACCTGGAGTGGCGCCTGGCGTTGTCCTCTTGAATCCGAACAAGGTGATCCATTACGCCTATGGCGGCGAACATGGCAATCACTATGGGGTGAGCGATCTGCGCGCTTGCTATGCTGCGTGGTGGTCCAAAAAGTTCATCACCCAGTTCTGGAATGTGTTCCTAGAACGGTTCGGACAGCCTCTGATGATGATGAAATATCCGCAGGGCGCTGACCAAAACCTCAAAGACTCACTCAAGTCTATTCTCACCAGCCTGTCCAGTCGGTCAGACATTCTTGTGCCAGAAGGCGTTGAGATCAACTTGATTGAGGCCACGCGCGCTGGCAGCGCAGGATACTCAGAGGCTTTGAATTATTGCGATGTCCGCATCTCTCGGGGCATCCTAGTCCCGGCTCTCCTTGGGATGGGCACAGATGTGAAGCGAGGCGCAGACAGCCAGAGCAGACTTCATCTCCGCATTCTCATGAAACTTGCCAATGATTCCTGCGAGGACATCTCTGCAGAAATGAAGAAAAAGATCATTGAGCCTCTCATCATGATGAATTTCTCGGACTACAAGCCTGGCATGGAGCTTCCTGACTTCGTATTCCTGGATTATGGGGAGTATGAGGGCATTGAGATCGTGGACAGCGCCATCAACATGTTCAACTCTGGCATGCTGGATGTAGACCAAAAAGACATCAACTTCCTGCGGTCAGCAGTAGGTCTGCCGCTTCGTGAGGAAGGAGATGAGGACGAGGTTATGAGGGCTCCGCCACCGCCGACAGGAACCAGCCCAAATGACCCGAATGCAACAGGAGCAGGAGGGTCCAAGAACAACAACCGAGCAACCAAAGGACCAGCAGACAAGGTAGCGTCTGGCGGCGCCTGAGCACAAAATTGGATAGGGCACATGAACATTGCATTCACTACCTGGGTGACGCCTGGGACGCTTCGCTGGCACACTCGTTTCTTTGTGCCAAGCTTTATTCGTTGCCTATCCAGCACGCCGGTGATTCCTGGCGCAAAGATCAGTGTGCATATCGCGTTATATGACTTGCCAGATCACATCTGCGACTATATTGCAGATGCCTGGAAAAATTGCCCTATTCCTGTGTCTTTTCGCAGAGAGAGCCACCCTGGTATGCGCCGGCACCATCTGATGTTCCGCGCGTTCAATCGGATTGCCGGGCTTGAGCCTGACAGCGCTCACATTTACGACTATATTATCTCTCTGATGCCGACCACCATCTTTGAGAAAGATGCCGTCCGAGACTATTTGGACAGTGCTGTGCGTATGGAGATGATGCCAGAAGCAGGAGCGGTGGTCCACATTCGCGGCACCGCAAAAATAATGACGCACGACAGGAACGCCATCACCCCAAAGAACTCCTGGTGGCTTCGGTGCCATGAGGGCATAACATTCAGAAATATTGGCAAGAACAGCGCAATATATGATTTCTTCATTCATCGCAGTATCAACGTCAAGAGCAAGATGTATCTTGAAGACACTGCAATCCTCTATGGCTTGATGATGGAAGGTCACGGTCTATATGTACGACATTACCATCAGGCAACCACATTCGATCCTATGTATGCTCGGTCAGCCCACAGGCACATGCTGAACCCATATGGGCGTGTTCGCGGAGACAACTGGGACTGTAATTTGAACAATGGATGGACTGGCGCACATGACAAGACGTTCTTTGATCAGTTTCTAGAAGTTGGCTCTTGGATGAAGAAATATGACTTCATCAAAGGATTGAGCTACAAAATAGGGTTCCTGGGACAATTTTATTCAAAAAACGAAACATTAAAAAAACAGTAGCGCATCCAGAAAACTGACGATATAGTCCTGCTTATGGCTGGAACGATCAACCGTTTGGAGATTTTTGCCGCAGGAACGTGGTCTCCCGCCAATGGCGGAAAGATCACAGTGGCAGAAAGTGATCTTGATGAGATGGTTGCTCACTTCTCTGAGCTGAGCGGATCAAACATTGTTAAGCCTCACCTGAAGCTCGGACACGGTGATGCTCAGCGTTGGTTCGGCCAAAAGACTGGCATCCCAACTCTGGGATGGGTTGACAATGTTTGGCGCGAAGGGCAGAAGCTGTTCGCGAATATTGTGGATGTGCCTGAGGCGCTTCTGGATATGATTCGCCAACGTCGATACCACAATGTCTCGGTCGAAGTTTTCAGGCCAGGTGAAGTTGAGTTCAATGGCAGGAAGCTCGGGCATGTGCTCTCTGCCATTGCTATCTTGGGCACTGAAATGCCAGCGGTCACAGACCTGGCAGGATTGGCCAGCGCCCTGTTTGCGTCGCAATTCTCATCTGGCCTAGCCCAAAAGCCTACTGAGTTCACCGCTGAGAAGGATCGCCCAGCAATGTTCACCCAGCCACAGGTTGATGCCCTCATTGACGCTGCGGTCCACGCAGCCGCTGGTGTCGCATCTGCCAAATTCGCCTCAGCCGTTGATGCCCATCGGGTTGAGCTCCAGGTGATGACGGCTCGCGCCGACACGGCTGAGCGCGCGCTGGCTGTCAATGCAGCGGAGTTCGCCCAGCGCGAGGCTGCCACCATTGTCGATCAAGCCATCAAGGATGGCAAGCTCATGCCCGCGCAGAAGGACATGGCCCTGGCCTTCATGGGCAGCATCTCCGGCAAGATCAGCTTTGGCGGAACCGAGAAGCCGGCCAAGGTTCTGTTCAGCGAGTTCATCGCCAGCTTTGGCAAGCAGGTGTCGCTCGGGGAATTTGGCTCAGGTAAGAGCAATACTGAATTCGCCAATGCTGCGGCAGAGGTGGATTATCTCGTGAAGCAGCGCATGTCCGATGACAAGTCCGGCAAGACGGACTATTCAATGGCGTTTGCTGCGGTCCGCTATGAAAATCCAACCCTCATGTCCCGCTACGCTGCGGGGGAGTAAACACCAATGTCATGGAATGAGGACTATCACGCACGTCCGATGAAGGCGCTATACAGCTTTGACGGCCTTCAGGGCCGCGCTGCTGATTTCGCCACTTCAGAGGACAATGCCATCACGGCAGCCGCTGGCGGCACGGGATATGGCATCGTGATGAATGATCCGCGCACTGGCGAGCACGCCACTGTCGCCGTTCGTGGCGTGGTCCGTGCTCGGGCTGCTGCCTCCATCACTCGTGGCGCATTCATCACCGTGGCAGTGTCCGCTACCGGCGGCCCAGGATGGCTTCGCTCTGTGGTGTCAGGAGACACTGCGCCGATGACCATAATGGGCCGCGCAATGAGCTCAGTCGCCAGCGGATCGCTCTTTGCCCTGGAACTGAATGTGCAACGCGCGTTTGTTGCCGGCTCGGGCAACACCCTGCTGGCTGTGTAAAGGAGAATTTCGTATGCCCACCGGCGGTCGCGGCCTTCACGTTGATGTGCCTCTTTCAAACATCCTGATCAATCGTCGGGTGTCGGGGTTCATCGCTGACCAATTCATCCCTGTGACGCCGGTCAGCAAGCAGTCTGATCTGTATTACAAATTCTACCACGGTGAGTGGGCCCGCGTTCAGCCGGGTCTGACCCTTCGTGCGCCTCGCACCATCCCCAAGAAGGTGCACTTCAGCGTGTCGTCTGACAACTATTATGCCCCAAACTATGCGCTGGGGACAGACTGGTCGGCAGAGGACTCAGTGAATGCTGACAGCATTCTGAACTGGGCAAATGCCCACAGCGGCCTTCTGATGGATCGCCTGATGCTGGACTATGAGTGGCGCATCGCCAATCTCGCCATCAACAGCAGCAACGTGAATACCGTCACTCAGGTGGGCTGCGCCTGGACGCTGGGCAATGCGCCCATTGTGACCCAGATGCTGAGCTATGTGGAGGACTTCCGGCGATTGACCGGCATGCTCCCGAATACGCTTGTCATCCCTCAGGCAATCCGTCGCCACCTCATCACCAACTCCCAGATTTGCGGGATGCTGTTTGGTGACCGCGGCGGCATCGCCAGCGAGCAACAGTTGGCTGCCCTTCTCAACATTGAGAAGGTGCTGATGCCAACAATCCAGGTCAACACCTTTGGCGAGCAAGAGACGCTGAACGGAAGTTGGTCCTATACCGATGTCTGGGGCGGCGACAGCATCTGGATGTCCCACACCAAGACCCTTGCTGGCATGGAAACCGATACCTGGATCAATGCCTTCCGCTGGACCGATCCTGAGCTGGGCGTGCCGATGGCGGTGGAGCGTCTGCCATATGATCCGCGCCGCAAGTCCTATGACATGCAGGTGGGATACTACCAGGGCGAGAAGGTCGTGTCGAAAGACTTGGCCATGCGGATCATCGTCACCAGCGCATAACAAACTCACATCCAGAGGGGGCACACTCTGGATGTGATCTACTTCTCAGCTGCAAAGTTGAGAACCTTGACGGCGTTTGACGCCTAGTGCCCTGGGCGTTAAGCGCCGTCATTGCACAAGGGCACAATACAATGGAAATCATCATTGCTTCTCCTGGGATGAAATTCGGTCCAGCAACGCTGGATCACAAATCTCTTGGCGGAAGCGAAACAGCAGCACTATCTCTCGCCAAGGCCCTCAAGACCAGGGGTCACATGGTGACGATGTTCTGTGACCTTCCTGCCCCTGGCCAACCAGATTATATTCAATCTGGCGCCATTGGCGATGATGGCGTCAGATATCTGAGCTTGGATGGGTATCAGCCATTCATTACGACGACTGAAGTGGATTTGCTGATCGCGTCACGGTCTGCGGAGCTTCTCCACCTCAATCACCAGGCCCGGTATGCTGTCTTGTGGACGCATGATCTGGCAACGATCAAAGGCACCATGCCGACCCTCCAGGGCTCTGGCTGGAACTTCAATGAAATCTGGTGCGTATCTGATTGGCATCGTCGGCAGTATGCCGAGGTCACGGGATATCCCATTGACTTCATCAAGGTGCTGCAGAATGGCGTCAACGAATATTCTACGTGCACCACCAGGCGCGATCCAAATACTCTGCTGTATGCTGCGCGCCCAGAGCGCGGCCTGGAGGCTCTGGTCCGTCCTGGCGGCATCATGGACTATCTCGGCGGAGACTGGAAGCTGGAAGTCTGCATGTATGACAACCATCCTCCCCATATGAAGAGCTACTACAGTTGGCTGTTCTCCATGTGCGATCATAACCCGCGCGTCAAATTCATTGGGTCGCTTCGTCAGGACCAACTTCGTGATCGGATGAATTCTGTCGGCGCATATGTCTATCCAACCGCCTTTGAAGAGACCAGCTGCATCATGGCCCAGGAGGCCATGTCCGTTGGAACGCCATTCATCACCACCCGCGAAGGCGCTCTGCCTGAGACGTTGGGAGGCTATGGCAATTTCTATGATGGGACAGCTTGTTGGAATTCTGATGAGTTCTGCAAAGAGTTTGCATCGCTGATCTCTGAAAGCATTTTTGGTGATAGCACCGCCGCGCAACAGCCTCAGCATCACCTGTGGGAAGAGATAGCCGGGCGGGTGGAGACGCTGTTTAACAATCTCTCTAGCGCCCCGCAATCGCTGTTCTCGCGCCTCTGGGGGCTGGTTGAGACCAGTGATGTCATCCCTGCTATCTCTCTGTGGCAGCACACAAAAGACAAAGAACAGCACCCTTGGGCATCCCGCCTCATGGCGCGCGTGGAGGTGCTGTATCCCTATCTCTTTGGTCGTGAGACATTTGCGGAATACTATGAACGCTATTTCGTGAATGAAGATTTCAAGGGCGCTCGCGTGCGCCGATCCCAAATTGGCAGCCAGCGGTTTGAACAGATCGCTGATGAGATCGCCAAACTGCCTGCCGGGTCTAGCGTCATGGACTATGGTTGCGCTGAGGGCGTGATCATTCTTGATCTTGCGGCCCGGTTCCCTGACAAGTCGTTCATGGGCGTGGACTTTGCACAGAGCAACGTTGAGCTCTGTCGTAAATATGCCATTGATCTGGGTCTAACCAATGCACTATTCTGCGTCGGCAATACAGAGAGCTTCCTGCCCAAGCCGCAGAAAATATATGATGCGGTGATCTGCACCGAAGTGCTTGAGCACGTCCTCAAGCCGTGGACAGTCGTCTCCATACTTGAGGACAATGTGCGTATCGGCGGCAGAGTGATCATCACTGTGCCGATGGGCAACTGGGAGGCGATTGGGCTATACAACAAGACTCAATATTGGTGGCGAGCCCATATCTGGAGCATTGACAAGTGGATGCTCCGTGAAATGTTTGCTGACAAGGAAGGCGCTCGAATGCTGGCTATGCCGCATGGCGCAACGCATGAAGGTCGCTCTCTTGGCCATCTTTTGTTCTGCTATGATGCAGACCGCAATCCGGCCCATCCCATCAAGGCAATGGATAAAGCAAACCGTCTGCGATCTGTCCAGACTGCCACGGCGTGCATCATCACCAACCAATATGAGAGCTTGGCCAAGACGCTGAACAGTCTGAGCCGCAATGTCCAATGCGTCAATGTCTGCATCCAACCCTCTGAATGCTACTCAATCATCTGCACAATCCTGGAAGACTACAAGATTGCCAATCCATGGATTGATTTGGAATATTCCCTGGCCCCACACATTCGCGTCGGTCACTATGGGTTCGATGATGCCAGGAATGACAGCACCAAGGATGTGGAGACGGATTGGGTGCTGTGGATCGACAGCGATGAATATCTCTCTGGTGATCTTCCGCGATATCTCAGGCCGAATGCATTTGATGCATACTCCATCCATCAGCACCATTTCACGGTTGATCCCCGTGGAGCGCCAGCGATGCTTGATAAGCCTGCGCGTCTATTCCGCACCGACCGCGGATTCAAATTCTATGGCAAGGTCCACGAGCACGCTGAAAAGGGCATAAATGGCGGGCCAGGGTTCTGCATGATCCTGGCAGATGTGGATATTGGCCACACTGGCTATGTGAATGAGTCTGTGCGTCGCGCTCGATTTGACCGCAACTTCCCGCTCCTGGAATGGGATCACCGTGTCAACCCTGAGCGTCGCCTGGGCAAGTTTCTTTGGCTACGGGACATTCTGCACCGTATGCGGTATTCCATTGACAAGCGTTCTCCAGTCGATGCCAAGCTTCTTGCTGAAGAGGCAGTGGCATACTACAAGGAGCACTGGCAGGGCGACATGATTCCTGGTATGGGAGGCGAGAACGCATACCATTATTACAGCGAGGCAATCCAACATCTCGGGCGCGGACAGAGCGTCACGCTTTCATTCAAGATTGATGATGATGTGATTGATGTGAGCGGCGCATTTGAGAGTGCTGATGACTTGGCTGATGCCGTCCGATCTGCCGCCAAAGGACGCTTTGTGAAACTGGCCAGCAAATATCTCAGGTGATCCATGCCATACGCTGACATCTCTGACATTTTGGCGCGCTATCGTCCGCTGACCACAATGGTCGGATCAGGTCAATATGATGTGTCGTCAGTTGAGGTCAGCTCAATCTTCCTCAGAGATGCTGAGTCATATATTGATGCGAGACTGGCGGTGCGATACATTGTGCCGTTGACCTCAGCCAACCCACTTATCACTCGGATTGCCTGCGATCTTGCCACGCACGAAATGTTGGCAGAGAAGATGCCAAGCGTCCCAGAATTTATGGAGATAAGATTCAGGCGAGCCAATGACATGCTTGACCAACTCATCAAGGGTGATCTGCGCCTAAGTTCTGAATCTCTGGTTGGCAGTTCCGGCAACAGCTTTGCTTGGTCGTCCACCATGGGCCACCACCCGATCTTTGCCCCGGTTATCAATGAATTGGATCAAGCTCCTGCCTCTACAAGAGTTCAAGAAGAGTTGCTGGCTCGCCGTAACGAAGACAATTTTCCATGATCACAATCAAATTTGGTGACCGGGGGATTGCTGCGGCTCTGAAAGAAATTCAGGAGCAAGTCACCGACCGCATGGAGCTGATGGACAAAGCCGGTCGCACAATTCGAGACTACGCGCGCGAGACCGTCATAATGCAAGGTCGCCGCAAGCCGTATCCTCCTATGACGCGGAGCAGCAAGCAGACTTCCGGCAGAAACAAGCTGTTCTCTGGTGTGCCGAGAGACATCATCCACGTCGCTCACAATGATCGCTTTATTGTTTATTTCAATAGAGTGACTGTTGGCTGGAGCCTTGAGATGCACACCAAGGGCATCAACATTCCTTCTTCTCGCGGCATCACAATGATGATACCAAATGGCCTAGGCAAAGCGAGAAGCTCACAAGGTCAATTCCTTGGCGGAAGCTTGGGCCCAAAATTCTTTCGTTTCCGACGTGCATACAAAATTCCTGCCCGAGAGATTTGGCCAAGCCGTCCTGAGGTCATTCACCAAATCAATGAAGTTTTACGCCAATGGCTTGCGGACCTCAAGCGCGCAGTCCATACAAAGTATAAGCAGAATGGAGGAACGTGATGTCGCGCATCAGCATTGATCTGGTTCACCAGGCCATGGTTGATTTGATCGCTGGCAGCGCTGCTATTATTGCTCTGGGATTTAAGGCCAACCACATCTTTTATGAGGGCGATGAGCTAGAAGTGGGGAACATTGCTCATATGCCGCTCATCAATGTTCGACTCATTATGTCAGAAGAAGATGTTACCAGCATACCGAACGGGACGTATGAGAAAATAACATTTTCTGTCGACGTGTTCGTATTCGACTTTACTTCTTTTCGATCAGCCGCTAAACTACGTGCTGCTGCTCTGAGCGCTCTGAAAATTCTCTTGAGCGAAAATCGCCAATTCCAAGCATCGCTACAAACATCAAGCGTAGCACTGCAAACAGGATTTGGCCAAGGGACTGTTGACGGGCAAAGAGGCCACATAGCCGTCGCAACTGTGCAGATCGTCTGCGAAGCCTACAACGATTGATGGAGTTGTAAAATGGCAAATGGCACCGGCGGACAAATGGCGGTGATGGCAGTAACCAGCCTCAATCACTCGGTCACTTCCAGTGAGCTGTCAGTGAATGCTCGCTGGACCAATTTCGTGTCAGAAGATATCTCGCACTCCATCGAGCCTTTGATGGAAAGTGCCATCACTGGCAACCGCCATCGTCCACCAACGCACGAGGGTCTGTCCACAGCAGGAGGCAATATCCAGTTTGAGCCCAATCCAAATGCAATCGGCATGTTTATGCGATCTGCATTCGGCCAGTCCAGCGGAACGGTTCTGACGCAGGCTGGCAGCTGGGGAATTGGGTCTGCTTCTGCTCAATGGAGCGCCACCCGCGGAGTGGTCCGTCACACATTTCTGCCCAACCAGACTGAGTTCAGCACAGTCAGCTTTCTTCCGCCGATTGCGTTGATGGTCTACAAGGATGTGGGATCAGCCTTCTTGTTTGAAGGAACGGTTGTCCCTTCCATTGAGTTTCAAGTTGATGCAAAAATGCTGGTCAAATCCACAGTCAATGTTATGGTCCGCAACCCTACGCGCATCAGCCGCAGCACCTCCGTGGCCGCACTTCGCAGCCCAGGTGGCGCGCCATGGGTGTGGGATATGGCCTCGATCCAGACTGGCCCTGGTCTCTCAAGTCTCTCAGCCAATGTGAATTTCGAGAGCCTGAGCATCAAATATAGCACCCCCATAGAGGGCGTTGTTCTGCTGGACGGGACCAAAAGAACCTCTGAATTCCTGGCCAATGGATATCAGAATGCAGAGTTTTCCGGCACCCTCAGTTTCCGGGATCACAACGATTATGATGCATTCGTTGCCTGGCAAGCCTTTGCGCTGCGAGTGACAATGTCCAACCGACGCGCGGACATGATCCTCGGCAATCCTGCCTCTGCCTTCTACTACACCATGGATATAATCTGTCCTTCTCTGAAGGTTCTCACCTGGACAGCCCCAGTTCGCGGACCCAACCGACTCACCAACCAATTCACTGGTGTGGCCGAATTGGACGCTACCAGCAACTATGTCATTCAAATTGATTTGACAAATATCACTTCCAACTATCTGGGAGTGTGATATCAGGAGGATATCCTGAACAGGGCACAACGTCGCTTCACCAAATCTTCAAGGGCACAAAAAATGAAAGTCAAGTTTTCTCGTTCAGTGGAATACATCCCGGATTGGAATGGCAACAAGAGCCTTCCAGCAGAGGATCAAATCAGGTGCATCATCAAGCCAATGGTCCTGGGCGATCTTGTCATCTTGCTTGATGTTCTTGGAGGCTCCAAAAGCGATGATGGCACAAACGTGGAGATGACTGCTGCGTCTGCCTCCAAAATGATCGAGGCAACGAAGGACATCCTTCCCAAGTATGTGACGGTGTCCGGGCTTGAGGATGATGACGGTCCCGTCAACACTCAGCAACTGACGATGTATGCCCAATACATGCCGCTGGCCTCTGAAATCATCATGGCCTGCGCCAATATATCGTCTCCGTCAGAAACCACGGAGGGAAACTAGAACGCGCTGCCAGAGTAGGGGGGGCAGGTCCATCTTTTGAATGGACCTATCAAGTCCTTACTGAACAGCGCAAAACTGGATTTTACTTGGCTTGGTTTTTCCGTCTGTATCAGATTTCAGAGCACGGGTGGAAGCAAGTCCACACTGCAGATGGAAAGTCTATAAGCCAGCAAGATGCATACTTCTGGAGATGCCTAGAGATAGTCTGTAGGGTTCAGAACCAGATGTTCAGCGAAGAGCAAGCAAGGAACCGCTGATGTCCGGCGCAATGAATGCTCCTATCAACATCAATATCCAGGCTAACAACCTGGCTATTCTTGGTGCAATTCGAGCTTCAGTTGATTCCCTGCGGACTGCACTGAACAATCTGGAACGGACAGCCGCTGGGGCTGGCCGTGCAATGACGGGCTTTGAGAACAGCATCCGCGGTCTAGACCGCACTATGAAGTATATCCTGGCCGGATCAGTCGTTGGTCTGTCAGGCGGCTTCATAAAGATGGCTTCTGATCTTGAGCGATTGCAAATCACTCTCGCCACAATTGAAAATTCATTTGAGAAGGCAGATGTTGCGCTAGACCGAATGCTGGTCTTGACGCAGAAGGCACCATTTTCTCTAACAGCAATTCACGAAGCCTTTGTCAAGCTGCGGTCATCAGGCATCGAGCCAATCATTGATGATGCCGGAAATGGCCCTCTCAAGAACCTGCTTGATGCTGTAGCTGCCTTTGGCGGCACAGATGAACAAGTCAAGCGCGTGTCTCTGGCCATCGAGCAGATGGCCGGCAAGGGCGTCATATCGATGGAAGAACTCCGTCGTCAAATGGGCCAGCAAATTCCCACTGCCATTAGATTGATGGCTGAAGGAATGGGCATATCTGTTGCCAAACTTATATCAGACATCAGCCGAGGCACCGTTGCCTTCAACGATGCTGTTCCGCCCATGCTGGATAAATTCAAAGAGAAATATGGCGGCGCTGGAGATTTGCTTGCCAATACATTCAGCGGCTCACTTCGTCTTGCCACTGCAGAGGTCAACAAATTTGCTGTTACACTAAACAAGTCTGGCGCTCTTGATGTTTTGACTTCTGCAGTCCTAGCAGCCGTCAAAGCCATGCGCTATCTGAATTCTGCTGCAACTGTGACTGCTGTCCAGGAATGGATGGCCAGCCTTTTGAGATTTGCTGACCGTAATGCTGATGCATTTGTGCGAGCAGTCGCCACCATCCAAGACTTTGGAACAGCATTTGTAACAATAGTCAGCGCGATCTTTGGAGCAGTATCCCAGCTTCCTGCAGAGGCAGTTGCTGGCGGCGTCATTGGTTGGCTGATCTTTGGTCGCGCTGGACTTGTTGTAGGAGCCATACTAGGCCCATCCACTGAAGTGGTCATGGGAGTTACCTCTGCAATTTCATCTTTGTTCGGCGCGGTGGTTTCAATCATAGGAGCCTCAGGAATTGAAACCACCTCTATTGCCACCTATGGCGTAATTGGTTGGCTCCTGTTCGGTCGGACAGGTCTGCTGGCCGGGGTTCTGCTGAGTCTTGTGGACCGCTTCTTTGGTGCCATCCGCACCAACCTGGCCACCATGTTTGCTGACCTTGCAGGAATTGCCGCTGGAGTGGCAGACCCGCTCAACTTTGGTAAAGCATTCACAGGAGCCAAGGAAGAATTTCGCAAGAACAACACAAGCACCCCGGCCAACCCAGATGGCGGCAAAGGGTTCTTTGGGTTTGGAGACATAACCAAAAATCCGTTCGAGGAACTGTTCAGCAAAAATGCCAAAGCAGATGCTGCTGATGCAGCTCAAGGCATATCCCGCATCTCTGAGGTCATGCAAGAACTGCGCGCTAACATCGCAAAGACGCGCGAAGAATTTGACGGCAAATTTGGCCAACCCAACGACATCCCTGGACTGTCCACCAATGCAACGCGCGGCATTGAGAAGTTTGGACAGGCTTTTGGGCAGGTCGAGGATCGTCTAAAGGCAGCAAAAGGCAGCCCGCTTGACTCTTGGGTAAGTCGTCAAAAAAGAGCGGCCGATAGATTTGAGACTGATGTCATCAAGCCAATGGAGGACTCATGGCGCAAATTTAACGAACAGGGCAAGACCAGAGACGCTGACTTGGTAATGAAGAGCCTAACTGATGCCCGGGAACAACTCGACACATTTCGCAAAAATGTTGAAAGCGTTGAGGCTCTTGAAAGACGTAAGACGAATTTGCCTCGCACCAGAGGTTTTCGTTCAGGGGCATCGTCTGGTGACTCCCTGGAAAATCTCACCTCATTCGGTGGAGACCCTGATGGTGATACATCTGCTTGGAGGAGAGGGGCTTCAGGCCGTCTGGGCCGCCCAGGAAGCGTGCGTTCAACTGGGGCACTTGGTCGATATGAAACTGCGCTTGAGACCCTCAATACACAGCTGACTGCATTTGAAGAACGGTTTACTCACGGCAGCGTTTCAGCTGAGTCTGAGGCAGCAAAAATTGAATCTCAATTTGCCCCGATGGTTCGGCAGATTGGTAACATGCGCGATGCACTTGTCACTCTCAAAGGCTCTGAATCTGACCGAGCAATAGTGCTTGAAGAGTTGTCTTTTGTTGAAGAGCGTTTGAACCATATACGAGCCCAGGGCATTGCTATTGCTGAGCGTAAGTCAGCGAGAGAGAAATCAGATGCAATTCAAGATGCCGCCAGAAGCGTTCGCACGCTTGGATCACAGGCAAGCGTGGCTGAACTTGGCCAGTCAATGTTCGGTGCGGACCAGGCTGATATTATCAGCAGAAAAGAGGCAGCGCAGGCTCAGGTTGATGGGATCACCGACAAAGTCACAGAGTTGCGGCGTCGATTGGAAGACACCCCAGGAGACACCTGGCTGCCTCAATTCATCGACAAGCTTGAGCAAATTCGCGGACGCTTCATCGCGCTGCGCGACAATGTTGGAACGACCCAGGAAGCTCTGAACAAGATTTCTCGTGATCTTGGAGACAACGTTGGCAAAGCTCTGGAGGATGGCCTGGGCTCTAGCATTGAGGCCATGATTACCCGCACAAAGTCGCTGGGCGACGTGGTCAAATCGATGTATGCAGAAATCACTCGTGCTGCAATCCAATACTTGATGAAGCAGGCCCTAATAGCGGCAGGATCATCTGACGGAACAGTTGGCTCACTACTCAAATCATTGATTGGGGTAGGCGCTGGCGCTGGCGCTGCTGCTGGCGCTGCTGCCTCTTCTGTGCCAGTATTCACTGATGCAAACATACCATCAGCCAGAGGAAATGTGTTCTCCAAATTTGCTGGCGGTGGCACGTTCACCAACTCTATTGTTCGCGGACCCACTCAATTTCCAATTGGACTTATGGGGGAAGCCGGGCCTGAGGCAGTTATGCCGCTTACCAATGTAAATGGAAAACTCGGCGTTGCTGCCAGCAGAGGCGGTGGAGATAATTACAGCATCAACATCACCGCAGTAGACGCGGCAAGCGTAGCAAGGCTATTCTCGGATCATGGTGGCGCGCTAGTTGAAACCATGAGGCAGCGAGACCGTTTGAACCGCGGATACGGGAAAAGATAGTGTCTTTTTCAATTCTTGTCATGAGCCCGCTGCCGGCAGACCTGACTCGTGACCCGCAATGGGGCGAGTCAGCAATCCGATATGACACGGGCGCAAGGCAGGCATCCTCCCCGTATGTGAAACCTCTCTACCGATACACAGTAAACTTTTCCAACATTCCTCGTTCCAAGCAATCCTCGCTTGAGGCATTTTACAATGCTCGGCGCGGCAAAGTTGAGCCTTTCCTGATGCAAGACCCTTACGACTTCTCAGGTCAAGGCGCTATAATTGTGCGGACCGGAACAAACCCAAGCTCTTTTTGGGCTGTGACTGCACAGGGATACCCGGTCATCGCAAGATCGGGATTTTTGCGGATCGTCAGCGCGCTGTCCGGGACTTTGACACAAGGCAGCCACTATATTCTGGACCAAAGCACGGGAATAATCGTTGCTTCGATGCGGCCCACAAGTGCAGATTACTGGACTACTGCATCTCTGGAGTTCTACAAAAAAGTGGCATTCTCATCCTATACTGAGCAAAGCCGCTCGTGGAATGTTTTCGGAGGCAACTTTGTCATCGAAGAAATTGCACTGTCATGAGGTCTGTAAGCTCCGCATTCTGGCTGGCTCTCCAGCAGGACGCAATTCAAATTGCGGAACTAATCGAATTGAATGTGCCTTCTGGCACGTTACGATGGACAACTGCAAATCACGAGATTGTGTCTTCAGGGAGCAATTTCAAACCGTTGCCAGGATCAACAGGGCGCGGCGCGGAGGAAAGCACAGACCTAAGCGTGGGCACAATTGAATTCAGCGTTGTAAACTCTGGCGATTTTCGCACTTTGGTGTTTGGTGACTCTCTGCTGAATGCAGCTTTGTCTGTATCTCGCGTAATAATCAACTCTCCTGATATTGGTCGTATTTGGATGTTCCGCGGCAAACTAGGGGATATCACCTACAACCGCGATGAGATATCCGGGCAAGCTCGGAATAGGTTCAATGGCATAGCAGAGTCATTTCCTAACCAGACCTACCAAGACCATTGCGTTTGGCGGTTTGGGTCAGTGGGGTGCGGATTTGATACTGCCAACATTACCGTCTCAGCTGCCTTTAATGCAGGCGCTAGCACGCCTCTAGTCGTTGTAGCATCCGCTGGAACGATCTCTGGCTCCTACTCCCCCAGCTACCTAGAGAGGGGTCGCCTTACTGTGCTAACTGGCGCGAACAGCGGACAGGTGCGGACGATCAGAACGCAGACCGGCGATATGATGGGGCTATCACACTCTCTACCAAATGCCGTCGCATCCGGGGACACCTTCCGTGTATTTCCAGGCTGCCGCAAAAGATGGATCGAGGACTGCGCAAGCAAATATAACAACACTGCCAATTTCCTAGGGTTTCCTTGGATACCGAAGCGCGAGCAGGCATACTGAGATGGACCAGGCACTAAGTCTAGCAATTATAGAAGAAGCACGATCCTGGGTTGGCACTCCCTATCATCACAAAGGGAGGGTCAAAAGAGTTGGCGTGGATTGTGGCGGTCTCATCTATGAATTGTTCTCTCCGCACCGGGCTCTGCGTCCATTTCCCAGTGACTATCCGCAAGATTGGGCGCTTCACAATTCAGATGAACTGTATCTTTCGTTCATTTCAGAATATGTAAAAGAAGTTGACTCACCATCCATTGGAGGGCTTGTGGTGTTCCAATTTGGAAGATGTTTCTCGCACGGAGGTCTGGTGACCGAGCGGAACACTGTGATCCATTCATGGGGAAGAACCGCTAATGGATCAGTCATGGAAAGCAACTGGAACTTCTTCTTGCGCGGACAGCCTGGTCGTCCATGCAAGCTCTATGAGGTAACGTAATGTCTCGCCTAGCAGGGCCCATTGGAGCATTAGTTGGCGGAGGCATTGGCTTCGCAGTCGGCGGCGGCTGGGCCGGGGCTCGCCTTGGTGCATCAGTTGGCTGGATTGTTGGATCGTGGGTCGGATCAGCCCTGACTGATGAGAAGAAGGATAATTTCAAGCCTGAGAATATGCCTAAATTCAACACTGCTATCCGTGGTGCAACCATACCAATTCTGTTCGGGACGAACAGAGTAGCAGCGCAGATTGCATGGCAAGGCAATTTTCAGGCAACAAGAAACGCTGATGCTGGCGGCAAGGCCGGAGGATCAGGCGGGCCAGGCGGAGGCGGCAAGGGCGGAGCATCAGGCGGGCCATCATACAGCTACAAGATCAGCCTGGTTTATCATCTTGGTCAGGTGCCATCTCCTGTCTCTTTGATTAGAGTTTGGAATAACGGCCATGCGATAAGCGCAGCGTCGTTGCGGGAAATCAGCACTAGTCATGCAGCGACATTTCTTGGCCCTCAGCCAGCCACAGAAGAGCAAGCAAGCAATCTGGAGTCTGATGGGTCCATATTCTTCGACGGATCAGCCCCGGCTATCAGCAATTGGTCTGTGATTCAAGCAGCAGCTGGCCGAGCAGTTACCTGGCCCGGCACCGTCTGGCTTGGGTTTGATTCCCTTGTTCTTGGTGGCTCTCCAAGCATTCCTCAACTGTCTTTTGAAATTGGAACGTCAAACTTTCGCTGGGATTATTCTTCAACGCCTTTGGGCAAATCAGTAGACCTGGGAACTGGCTCCCACTTTGTCAGTCGCAAGCCTGATGTCTTCAACAATGTTTGGACAATGGAATCATCTGACCCTGGTGTTGGCGGGTTGATGAAATGCTACTCTGCGGCTACCGGGGCGCTTCTGAGCACCTATTACATGGAGACTGTTGCTCGCGAAAGCTGGATAACCGGAAATGCTAATGGTTTTAGTTATGTGTTTCAAGACTCACATCGAGCCGTTATTACGAATGATGGCACAACAATTGCATATTTGACTACCTTCCTAATCAATGATTCTGGTGCGGGGGATGTCAACGGAAAGAAGATTGCCTATATTATGATTGGCAAGCCTAACAATGTAGGCACAATAAGCTGGATTGGCTCCTGCTATACTGAGGTTCCGCTCCTATATAGCGGCAATAACATATTTGCCATCACGGGCTCTGGAGGGGAACGCGACAACTTCCTGTTTGACAACAACTCTAGCACAAACACTGACACGACCTTCCACTATGCCCCTTCAATTTCTGTGATTGGGGGCCAAAACAACCTTATGTTTGCCACCAATGCCTATAGGTTCACCACCGCTTCATATCGCAAAAACTGGCTGAGCACATTCACCACATCTCAGCAGGGCCCAGGAACTCTTGCTGCTGCCCTTCCGGTCTATAATGTTGGAGGAACTTTAACAGCCAATCGAATTGTATATTATTTTGGAAAGGGATATGCGGCAGGTAACGGGAAGAATGGACAAGCATCATTTGACAATCTATGGGTTGATGCTTGGCGCCCAAGCCATACCAACGGAGGCATGGTATATCTTCTAATAACTGCAGCGCCCGCATTTAACTATTCATCAATTGAATTTTCATATGTCAACATGGCTGACCCTGTCGCAGATGACAGTAATTTCTTTGATGAATCACATGTTGCATTCAGTTCCTTTTCTGATGATTGGCTTGATATAACTAATGCCTCTGCTAACTCAAATCATTACTATCAATCCGATCCATTTGTCTATGCAATGGATACTGGGACATTCCTTGTAATCTGGCCAAGCATCAGCTCAACAGATTCAAGCTATGGATCGGACTATCGCCCAAAGTCAAACGTCAGGCTATTTATTTATGATGGCAAAACAAACAAATTTTATGCCATCAAAAACCTTCAAACGGTCAGCTTTGGGCGAATGATCACAGAATATGGAGGAACAGATTCAGGCGTAGTTGCAGCAGGGCATCTTGCCCTCAAGATTGTGAACAATCGCCTATATATTTATCTTCGCATCAACAACTCCAATGACAGCCCCAAAAATGTCTATATTTGGATTGATGCAGGTGCATTCAATCCATCAGACGCCGATGTGTATCCCCCATACATCATTCGTGAGATATTGACCAACACAAGGTGGGGTCTATATCCTGACGGCGGCATCATAGATGAAACCAGCTATGATAAGGCAATCAAATATTGCACTGACAATGATATCAAAATATCTACCGTAATAAACCAGCAAGAGAGCGCCACCCAAATATTCTCCATGCTTCTGGCGGTCTATGACGGATGGCTGAGCATTGATGCTGCCTCCAACCGGATCAAATTTGGAGTCATGGACCTATCGCCGTCCCCGGTTCGCACCATTGACAACAAAAGGTTGGTTAGGCAATCATCCTCTCCGCCTGTGACTAGCACCAAGGGAGCCAGGCAGGATACGTATAATTTGATCAAAGTCAATTACTTTGATCGTAATTTGAACTATGAACAGAATCAAATTCAGGAAGGCGATGAGGTAGACCAAGACCTTAATGGAATTCGAGTCAGAGAATTTCCGCTCAGATTTGTGATGCAGGAACTAACTGCTCGGCGCCTGGCAGTCCGCACCCTATGGTCAAATCTATACGGCAAAGATACGCACTCATTTCAGCTGGGCTGGAGAGACGCTGACTTGGAGCCTGGCGATCTCATAACGCTTGTGGATAGCTTCTCTGGCTTGAATCAAGTTGTCCAAATTACTCGGATGGCAGAAAAGGAGCGCGGCATATTTGATGTGAGCGCCCAGCAGCAACTTCAATATGTTCCTGGTCTCGCACCATCCCAGGTATCCAGCGCGCAATGGGACTACATAAACACAGGGGGCATTTCCTCATATACTTCTGCAGCAAGTCCATATGAGTTCAATGTAATTCAAGGCGTATATGGTCCGCGCGAGTCAACTGCGTTCGAGCTTCCCAAGGAATTTGAAATTTCAGGGACTTCGCACGTTTTTGTTTCTTGGGCGGCGCTGGGCAGGCCTGCCGGGGCAACCCTATATGTAAGCGCAGATGGTTTGACGTATGGCCCTGTAAAATCAATCACCCCATATCAAGTTGCTGGCACGCTTCTCACCAACCTTCCTAATAATTCCAATTTTTCAGAAGGCATGGAACTGTTTCTTGCGCCTTCAAGCAACTATACTACCAGCTCAAATTATTGGGATTACATGGACTACCTGACTGATGTGTCTCAGGAAGCCATGCATGCCGGGGCAGGCCTGATATGGGTTGGCTCTGAGATGATCTCGTTTGCGTCTCTTACCCTTGTTGCCCAGAACAAATATCGCGCAGCACGCGCATATCGAGGATGGGGCGGCACACCAGTTGGCGCTCACGGCAGCGGAGACACGTTCTATCGTCAAGGCGCTGGCATGTTTGTGCTCCCTTACATCGCTAACCAAATTGGGAATACGCTATACTACAAGGTTGCTCCATTCGGGTTCAATGGGGTCGAATATCCAGTATCTTCAATCGCAGCGAAGCAGTATAGTATTCAGGGCTTGTTCTATCGCCCCAGATTACCTGCACAAATCCAATATGAGGGGCGCCGTGGTGAGACCAGGTTCAATGTTGGCGCTGCCGTAGAAGCGACAATTATCTGGGAAGAATGCGCACAACAATCAGGATTTGGAGCCGGCGGTAATGGAAAGAATGGCGGCGGATATGGCGCTTTTGCTGGTGATGTCGCTAGTCTTGGCTATCATGTTTCAGTTGTGGGTAGCGGGTCTATTGTTGTGCGGTCCAGCTACGTCAGCACTGGTTATTTTTCGTATACATCAGCACAAAATGCGGCAGACAACGGAGCATGGCGCGGAAACATCGCCATAAAAGTGACTCCGGCCAACCCCTATGGCTTAGCCAATGGGTTCTCAGTCCTTAGCCTGGAGTTGTTCGTGTAATGCCATTTACCTCAGACCAACAGCTTGAGACGCAGGCTGCAGGCCAGGCAGATTGGGACACTGCTCTAAATTCCAATTTCTCCATATTGGAAAGAGGTCGCCATCTTATGGCGGTTGCCGGGGCAGCCATCGGATCAGGCCAGGTCTGTGTTGTTTCCAGCGGCGGATTTGTCATGCCAATGAACGCTGCGTCAACTTTCCTGACCCCTAATCTTATTTCCTACAAGTCAGTTAGCAGCGGAGACCAAACGCAGTTCTTACTACATGGCGCCATCCGCTCCATGACAGTTTGGAGCGGTCACATCACATCTGGAAGACCAGTCCACGTATCTGCTAGGTCTATTGGCTTTCCAGTCAACAGCTTCGCAGGATGCGGAGAGTCAGCTGGTCTGGCAATTGGCAATGATGCCATCCTATTCATGCCCGGCCATCACCGGACTTTGCCCTGCATCGACACAAACGTCAATACCGTCGGGCCTGTTCTCGTAAACACATTCGCTGACTTTGCGGTTCCTGTGGGTCGATTTGCTACCATACGCGATCTCACCTATGTTGGCAGCCACAACCGCCTAAAAATACAGTTTTGGAGCGGGTCATCTCGCGTCAGCAGCGAGCTGATCTATGAGACGCTGACTTCATCTGCTTCTCCTGGCTCTGCGGACATCACCTCAACATTCTTCAAAGATCGCGCTCTGTTCCCTCACGAGAACACAGATGCCAATTCTGGCTGGTATATGTATGGTCGCATCACTGCTCAAAGCGGCAGCGGAGTGGGCAGCGCATATGCCAACTTCACGATTGTTTCTGAGAGGGTGCGGTAATGGCTGATTGGTTTTTTGATCCTGGGGCTGTTGGGACTGCCAGCGGCTCCAGCGCAGCCAATGCCTTTTTGAACTGCAACTCATGGTTTGCTCTTCAAAACTCAGCCACAGGTCTACTCACAACTGACCGGGTGTGGTTTCGTCGCACATCACAGGCCAGCATGGTCCCATCAAGCGCGCAATGGGGGCGCCAGGGATGGGACCTGAACCAAAACATTGGTTGGTTGATTGGTTGGCCCAAGAGCGGAGAGCCATTCTATGAGGCAAGGCCGGGCGATGCGCGCAGCGCAGGATGGGATGCTGACGTCAACACGTATGTGAACACTGACATCAACATGGCAGTGTGGGCGCACAGCGGCGATCCACATCCATCAGCGCCATTGATGGGCGTTGGCATGTCAAATTTCTGCATCAATCAATTGGGCGGGGTGAGTCGTCTCAGGGCAAATTCCTCTCAATATATTCCAAAGAGGAACATCCACTATCTGAACACCGGCCAGACTGGCATGCATAACTTTGATGACATATCCATAACCACCAGCATCCACATTGTGCTGCAAACTCCAGTCCAGGGAGGCCGCATTACCCTTACCGCATCAACTGTTGTGAACACTTCTCTGTTCAATGAAGGTGTGGTGTATGCAATCAATGAACTTGTGACAACGACAAATTCATATCGGGCGCTGCACGCCCAAAACATCAACGGCACTGATGAGGCCAAGAGGTCAGAGATCAATGTTTGGCGCGGAAATCCTCCAAATACTGGCCTGATAAATACTGCGCAGGCAAGATGGAATTCCGTTCCTGTGATTGTGTATGATTGCTTCAGCAATGGGCCTGCTCTGCTGCAGGGCGCCGGCTGGTCAATCAATGTGAACCTTGCAACATCTGCTGAAGCAAGGGTGAATTCTGCCCCTATGCTTTCCACCCTTGATATCACCTCGCAGGCAGGCACCGGCTGGCGGTCTCATGCGGCTCGTTTCTATGGGGCTCAGGCCCAACTCAATGCTGATGCTCGTGCATTCATATCTGTGACCAGTGGCATTCCTGTTCACGTTCGTTGGCCTTTCATGACCACAAACAGCATCGTGGCGAACCCGGCTACCACTGGTGTGCCAATTGAAATGATTGTTCAAGGCCCTGGAGGTCGCACAGTCTATGCCAACAGTTTGAAAGCCGGGGCAGTTAGCAGCTGGTCTGGAAACTCTGTGTCAGCAGGATCGGCGTGGTTGGCAGAGTTCAATTGGACGCCTCCTGACACCAGGACGCATTTCATTAATCTGTTGGTTGGTCTGGTGCCAGGATCAGTTGGCAAGGTATATATTGGAAACCCGCTGGTGAGTTCGTCATGAGCAACAAGGGCAAAGCATTTGCTGTTGCTTTCTTGGAGACGATCTTTCGCAACCGCGCGGATACTGCGGGGTATGAGCTCATTCCGCCGAGCCCCGCAATAAACACGCGCTATTTTGCGCTTCACACTGGAGCGCCAGACACTGCCATCAGCAATAGTCAAGTTCGACTTGAATGCGCATATACGGGATATACCAGAATTGCTCTGGACGTATCAGCAGGCAACACAGATACCCAGGACAACGGGACAAATGTTGTCACCCTTAATGTGGACAAATTGTTTCCGCGATCAACAGGCGTGCCACAAGTTGCTACGCACTGGAGTCTTGGCACCGCGAGCAGCGGAGTGAGCAGGATCATGTATCAAGGGGCTCTGCCAGCTCCCATGAACATTGATCCTGGCGTTCAGCCAACAATCAAGGCCGGATCAACGTTGACGGAAACCTGACATGCCAACTGTAATTCAGGGTCTGACAGTAGAGATTTACTATCCAAAATCTATTGTCCAACAGGGCCTTATCGTCAGAGATTTGCTGCCAGTCTTCACAAGCGACAATGCGACGCTTTCTGCAACTGGTATCACAACAGCAGAATTCACCTTTGTGGCTGATGCTCTTGCTTCTGGTGAGATTTTTCGGCGCGATAAGCCAACCCAGGCCAAAAGATTGCTTCCTGTGCAGAGCAGGAGAAATTTTCCGCGAAGCTGAAGTTTGATAGTCATAACGAGGCAATAGACTGCCGCAGTATTTTCATATAGACTATTTTTGCTTTTCGCAGAGGGTTATCATGTCCAGTTCTCAAGGTGGCGGCGCCCCTGGGTGGTCAATCAACAAAGCCATTCCAGTGGCATACATAGGTGCCATTTTCTTTCAAACCGTAGTGTTCCTGATAGTTGGAACTGCTTGGGTGACCCAAACCAATTTAAGGCTGGGCCGATTGGAGGAATTCATGGTGTCATCTGTGGCAATCCATGCACGTCTGGCAGTCATTGATAGTCGGCTGGCCACGCTTGATCGAATTGATAATGACCTGAGACAACTTATACTACGCAACCAAATTCCTCGCCAATAACCCAGGCAGCAACCATCTTTTCGACGGTCTCAGACCTACCCTAGCTTAGACCCTCCCCTATCGACGTGCGCATCTTGCTAGGTCGTGGCGCAGGGGTGATTAGAAACGCTGCGATAGCCGGGCTGGCCCTAGTTCCTTTCACTGCTTGGCTACGCGGGCGCGCGCTCCCGCGCGCTAAGATGAGTCTACGGCTCGAAATAAATCGTTGGAACATTTTTTGTTCTTCGAAAATAATTTTAAGGCGTAGACGTAGAATTCTGATCTGGAGCTCCTCTGTTAGTGAGAATTAGTGAAATATGTTGCGGGAAATTTGTGATTGGAAGTCCGGTGTTCTACAACAGGCGTTTTCGAGCCGTAGGGTCATCTTACGCGCGCGCGTATAGCCAAGTTCAGCGAATAGGTGAAGGGGCTATATCTCCTCAGGTCCGCCCCGGCTATAATCGTCTTATCATAGAAAGGGCAAAAAATGAAAGTGACTACATGGGGAAGTGACATGGCAATACAGGGGTTGCCGGAAAACCACTTTTACCACGAAATAATCCGTAAGCTCGGCAAGCGTCGTTGGTTTCCATCCCAAAAGGTATGGGTTATGCCTGCTTGGCTATCCATAATGGAGGATGTGAAACGCTGGCTTCCTTCCTTGGTGTGGGACGACGACATCAACCAAATATACTACAAGGCAGCATCAGAAGAGCAACGCCGCCAAGAAATGGCAGTCGGCAACCATTCTGTTCCTGATGATGCCTTTGACGGAGTAAATTTCAAGACAGTCCCATACCAACATCAAAAGGTGGCTCTATATCTCGCGCGCGATCTACCTGAATTTGCATATCTCATGGATCAGGGGACTGGCAAGACCAAGACGATCATCGACGATGTTGCCCACAATTACCGGAATGGGCGCATCAATGCATTTCTGATCATCTCGCCAAATTCAGTTAAGACCAACTGGGTGGATTGTGATGAGAGCGAGAAGAACCCAGATCAAATCACAGTCCATATGCCAGATGATGTTCCGCTCATCAAGGCTTCATTTTTCTCAAATCCAAGCCAATCACAGCAAAAAGCCATTGACAGGTTGCTCAAGGCAATCAACCTTGAAAGCAAGACGCTGTTGATCCTCTCCATCAATGTTGAGAGTTTATATTTGGAGCGTATGCAGAAGATGCTTCAAAATTTCTGTAATCGACGTGACGTTTTTTGTGCAATTGATGAGAGCACGCGCATCGGCAGACATTCTGCCAAGCGCAGCAAGGTCGCTCACAACCTGCGCAAAGTAACCAAAATCAGGCGCATTGCATCGGGAACCCCGGTTATCAAGTCCCCACTCAAGGCATACAGCCAGTTCTATTTCCTCAATCCAGACATTATGGGCAAGGCCACCTTCACAGAATTCCAGGCGAGATATGCCATTGTCAGAGGGCTATACAACACGCCTGTGAGCTTTACAAATCTGGATGAGCTGAAGCAGAAGATAGCCGGGTGTAGCTACAGAGTGACCAAAGATCAATGTCTTGATCTACCGCCAAAAGTATATCAGAAGCGGCTCATACCGTTGACTCCTGAGCAGAACCGCCTATATCAGCAAATGCGCAAAGATGCAATTGTTGCAATTCAAAAGACAGAGCGCGTCGTTGATGGCCACGTCTTTATTGAGGCAACAAATGTCATGGTCCAGATGCTTAGGCTACAGCAAATTGTTGCTGGTTATCTTCCACAGATTGATGAATTGACCGGAAAGCAATCCGGCGTAATCAAAATTGGGAACTCCACACCTCCAAAAATTGAGGAAACCATAAATTTGATGGAGACGTGCGAGGATGAAAAAGTCATCATCTGGTGCAAATTCAAATTTGAAGTCCGTGAGATGTGCCAGGCTCTGAAAGATGCTGGCATTACATACGTCAAGTTTGATGGGGATACCACAGAACAGGAGCGAATACACGCCCGGCAATCCTTCCAATCTGATCCTGAGCTTAGATGCTTTGTTGGTCAAATTCAAACTGGTGGGATCGGTCTCAATCTGTATGCAGCCAGCCAAGTTGTATATCTGTCCAACCCATTCTCAACAGAGGATAGGGTCCAATCAGAGGACAGGGCCCATCGCATTGGGCAAACTCGGTCTGTGACATACACAGACTTGATATCGCCAAAAACTATTGATGAGCGCGTTCTGGATGTGCTTCGAGCAAACAAGCGCGTATCTGAAATGGTGCTCGGTGATACATACCAGGAATGGATTTGAAACTTCATCTTTTCTCAATAGCGTCCCAATTATAGTCGGGCTAGTCTACTTGAGAGGAAAAGGGCACCCAATGAGTGAAACTGCTAAAGATACCGTTGTCGGCAAAGCGAAAAGAATGCGCTGGCTGATGGATGAAAAGGACCGCCTGGAGGCAAGTCTGAAGACGGTAAATGGAGAATTAGAACCTCTCCGCAAGTTTGAGCTCCCCAAGTTAATGAGTGACGCCGAGATCGAGAAGATCACGGTGGCCGGGGCTGGGACGCTCTACACCAAGCCTGATGTCTTTGCGTCGATGATCAAAGATGAAAGTGACCCTTCGGCAGAGGCACCATTCTATGATTGGGCCAGGAATAATGCCCCTGATCTCATCACACCATACATCCACCCAGCAAGGCTCAAGTCTTGGGCCAAGGAGAAACTTGAAAGCGGCAATCCCTTGCCAAATTCACTCCATGCGACCATCGTGATCAATGCAACACTTCTGAGGAAAGGTTAACGCTACCATGGCCAAAAACGCACAAGTTGCCGCTGCTGATACTGGGACGGCTGTTGCTGTCCAGATTGGCGGGGGCGCAGTGGCTCTGCCTGATTATCTCTCTGGATATTCTGGCCCAACCGGCACAGAAAACATCGACAGCGGTGACGTCAATATCCCTCGACTCAAGCTTGCCCAGGGGTTGACGCCTGAGGTCAAGGACGGCCTGGTGAAAGACGGAGACATGTTCCACTCCATCACCAAGCAGGTTCTGATTGAGAAGGGGAAGGCTGGCATCGTCATCCCAATTGCCTACGTGAAGGAATACATCCTGTGGCGTGACATGGCAGACGGCGGCGGCATCTTTGCTCGTGCCCGTCGTGTCATGGAGAAAGGCGAGGTCCGATATAAATGGGACCACCCAAATGAGACCTTCGAGCACAAGGTGAAGGGCGTCGTCAAGGTCAAATGGAGCACCAAAGGCTACATTGACGAAGATGGCCTGGACAAGTTCGGATCATCTGTTGCTTCAGAGCCAGACAGCGTGCCTGCTGCCAATGAGCATCTCAATTACATCTTCCTGATGCCCGATGCTGACGAGCAACTGGTGGCAGTGTCATTTTCTCGCACTGCAGCCTCCAAGGCCAAGGACTTGAACGCAATGCTCAAGATGGGTGTTGCGCCAATGTTCGCGCGCCAGTTCACCCTGGCAGCAATGCCACAGACCAATGACGCTGGTCAGGAGTTCTACAACTACATCATCCGTCCTGCTGGATTTGTCCCTGGTGCGGGCATGTTCAAGCGGGCACAGGCCCTCCATCTGGAGATGCGCGATAAAGTCCAGGTGGACTTCTCGGATGAGACCAAGGCCAGCTCTGGCGATGGCAACAAAGAAGAAAAAGGACAATGGTAAGAAATGTGGTTCCAGCAACTCTTTGCTGGTAACCCAAATGCATACGGCCTCTACTCCTCCACTGCAATTCGTGAGAAAGACGGAAAGCACAAGGGAGTAGGCAGGACAGTAATTGCTCCGCTCCACGACAATTTGTGGGCGGAGCACTTGTCTGGAGTCACACGACTTGGGATAATACCCATTCGTCTTGACGGGACGGTGCGATGGTTCGCTGGCGACGTTGACGATTACAGCATCGACCTTGCCAAACTAGAGCAAAAAGTTCAGAAAGAGGAACTGCCTCTAGTCGTCATCAGATCAAAGTCGGGCGGCGCACATCTGTTTTGCTTTCTGACGGAGGATATTGCTGCGTCTGAGGCCATTGCTCTGATGAGGGCCTGGGTGGCAAAGCTGGGTCTTGCAAAAGTTGAAATCTTCCCAAAGCAAAACTCGCTTGAGTCAGATGGCATCGGGAATTGGATCCACATACCATACTTCAACGTAAGCAGTCCAGATTCATGGGCCGTTGGATTGAGCGGCGAGGCTCTAGACCTTGATCAATTCAGGCAGATGACTCAAGCCCGGTCAGCGAGCCGGGCCGACCTCAAGATAAAGTCCAAGCCAAAAGGCAAATTCGATGGGCCTCCATGCATCGAGAAAATGTTTGCTGATGGCATAAGCATAGGAGGCCGCAACAACTCTCTGACGCACATCAGCGTAATGCTTAGAATGAGCAACCCTGATGATGGGTGGGAGAGAATTCAAGAGATCAACGAAAATCACGTTGATCCGCCGGTTCCTGAGGAAGACCTCAGAGTTGTGTTCCTAAATGGCCAAAAGACCAACTATCAATATATGTGCACCACAGAGCCTATGTGCTCTCTGTGCGATAAGGATTTATGCACAACCAGAAAATGGGGAGTTGGGCCGCAGCGAGGCATAGAATATGGGGATGCTGCAATAGACCGGATCATAAAAATCAAGACTGATCCTCCCATATACTATGTCACATTCAAGGGACAGGTCGTCAAAATGGCATCAATGGAGCTTCTGAGCCCGGCAAAATTCCGAACCAGGGTGTATGAAATCACTGGAGAGCTAATTGCTGTCCAAAAGCCTAGAGCCCACGAAGCAATGATCTTGGCATCCAAGACTGATGAGGAGGAAGCCCCAGAGGAGGTAAGTGAAGATGGGCAGATTTTTGACCTATTCAAAGAGTGGTGTGAGATCAATGTTCCGCATGCCACATCAAAAGCGCACATCCTCCGTAGTTCTCCATTTTATGATCAAAACTACCAATCAGTTTCGTTCAAGGGTGAAGCCTTCATATCATTCATATCCAGGAAAAGGCGCCAGGGCTTTCCAGACAACACAGTATGGGCAGCGCTCAGGAAAGCAGGGTGCGAAAACCACAATATTCTGATCGATGGAAAGCAAATAAGGGTTTGGGTTTTCAAAGTTGAAGAGCCCTGGTTCAATTTGCCATCTCAGGAGCAATTCTAGTGGCTGCACACATTACCAAGATATTTGGGCCTCCTGGGACGGGAAAAACCACCTGGCTGCTAAACAAACTTGAGGAAGTTATCAATTCAGGAGTGGATGTGGCCCGGATTGCATATTTGACTTTCTCAGTTTCTGCTCGCGAGGAAGCCACGAACCGCGCCGTATCACGGCTACAGCACATCAATCCTGAAAAATTCAAATACTTCAAGACCATCCACGGCATCTGCTTCAGCGAGTTGGAACTTGGCCGCGGACATGTCATGCAAACTGATGACTATTTGGAATTTGCGAAGTTTTGCGGCATCCAATTTTCTAGTGACTATGCTGATGACTTGGATGCCAGCGGCTCCCCAAGGGGGTGGTCATCGTCTCTGGGGAGCCAATATCTGAATGTTCGCCAGCTTGCGGCAGCAACAATGCTTGATGCAAACAGCAACAAATTTTTTGAAGAATATTGGCCAGCAGACCTGTCAGTTGAAATATACCAATATGTGATGGCCAAGTATAGAGAATTCAAAATGGAGAAGATCAAGTTTGATTTCGTGGATATGCTTGAAATGTATCTGCGAACTGGCGAACCTCTGCCTGTCTCTCATATTTTCGTGGACGAGGCCCAGGACTTGTCAGAGATTCAATGGCAATTGATCAAATTATTATCAGCCAAATCGAAATATCTCTATCTTGCTGGTGATGATGACCAGGCAATATATTCTTTCATCGGAGCTTCGCAGTATGGTTTTCTTGATCACCGAGCGGATGAAACCGTCATCCTAAGTCGATCCTATCGGCTGCCATCAGTTATTTGGAAATTTGCCAACGGGATCATTCAGCAGGTCGGCAGACGACAGAATAAGGAGATTGACACAAGAGGCGATGGCGGCACTATCAACTGGTGGGGAATGGGAGCATCAGAGCTTATTGACCGCATCACCCTTGAGGATGTTCTCATCATCTGCCCGACCAACCTGCAACTATCTGGCATACAGGCCAGGCTACATGATCGCGGCATAAGCCACACATACAAGGGATTGTCGGTATCAGAATATGCCATAACGGAGTCATTCTATTGGTATCACAAGGCCAGGAAAGACGTTAGCATTCCAATTAACGCAGCAGCCAAAATCCTGCGCATTCTCAAGTTGGAGGGCTCCAAGGCAATGGCAGATCAGGCCCGGCTAACCCCTGATGATACAATTGGCAAGCCAGAGCTAACTAATCTGGGCGTGTTGTGGATGGCCGGGCGGGAAAGCTGCGATTATGTGTCAAATAGAAAAAAGCACAGTCGCATAAACCATCAATCCTTCGACATTGCGCTCAAGTCTCAGAACATTGAAAATATGATCCAAAAACCGAGGGTGAGATTGACTACCTACCACGGAAGCAAGGGTCTTGAGGCAAAACGGGTTGTCCTCGTAACAGATTGTTCAAAGCCAGCTGTAGACTACGCAGACCGAAACCCCGATTATGAGCGTAGGCTCGCATACGTTGGGGTGACTAGAGCTAAAGAAGAAGTGCACATAAGCCGACCACAAACCAACGATTACATGAAGGCATACAGATGATCATAATTGGCGCCGGAATGTCAGGTCTCATTGCAGGGCACTACTTCCGTGCTCGCCGTCCAATGATTGTTGAGCAGCAGGGTGAGCTGCCTAATAATCATGAGGCTCTGCTGCGGTTTCGATCAACGGAGGTCTCCAAAACAACCGGAATCAACTTCCGTAAGATGCGCGTTCGCAAGAGCATCATGTTCAAGGGAGCCTATGCTGACAAGGCCAATCCGTTCCTGGCCAATATGTATTCATTCAAGGTGACCGGGCAGGTAGTTGGTCGATCCATCTGGGACATGGAGGATGCAGACCGTTATATTGCGCCTCCTGATTTCATTTCGCAGGCAGCCGCAGGTCTTTCCATCCTATATGGGAAAAATTTCGATTATCGAGAGATTGCATCACGGACTGAAATCCCCTTGATCTCGACAATTCCAATGCCAGCGATGATGCGTCTTGTGGGATGGCCGAATGTGCCCAAATTCAACTATCAGAGCATTTGGTCGGCTCAGCTTGAGTTCCAAAGTCCTGGCGTTGATGTGGCCCAGACCATTTACTACCCTGATCTTGAGGCGGAATACTATCGCGCCTCTATCAGCGGCAAAAAGATGATCATCGAGTTCATGACTGAGCCGACTGGAGAAGATGGTCTGGCCAAGATCATCGAAAGCATTTGCATGGACTTTGGAATTCCTGATCCACAATTTGTTGGGCGTCCCACCTTCAAAAGTCATCGCTACGGCAAAATCATCGGCATTGACGAGGATCACCGTAAGGATTTCATGTATCATCTGACCAGGGACCACAACATTTATTCCCTGGGAAGGTTTGCAACGTGGCGGCAAATTCTTTTGGATGATGTCGTCAATGACTGCTCGGTCATCGGGAAGATGATTAGCGCAGAAGACAGTCGCAGTCTATACAATCAACGACTACACCAGGCGAGGGCAAGCTAATGTCGCTTATGACAATCGGCGGATACACCAAGAAAGAGATAACCGGGGCGGTCGAGATACTGAGGGACCAGGCAAAGCTGAGTCGCCATCAAGAGGCTGTGGCGAGGCGCAAATGTGCTGTGGCAGACAGTAAGCAGCGCCAGCAGAAGAGGAGGTCTGCCTCTCCCATCCAGGCCATCGCTGTTGATTTCTGGCGCCAATATGGTCTAGCCAAGCAGGCCATTATCATTTCGTGCGGGCCAAATTGGCATCTGCATAAGAATGAATATCGCTGGGCAACTGTCCCCAAGAAATACACCTTCATCAAGGGCAAATCGGTGGCAAGGCACAGCATGCCTTCTGACATCAAGGTGCCGCACGCCAAATACTGGTCAGAGGAGCGCATCCCCCCGGTCGGACTGATATTTGCGATAAGATAATATCCAATCAGCGCCGTATCACGAACCTAGCCGTAGATAGGGACAGCGACCGATCTCTAACTGCGTGCTAGGGGGCTTGCTGCAGCCCCTATTTCGTTGAAATGGGGGTTTGTGAAGGTAATCTTCTCGTCTATACTCGTTATCCTTACCATGGAGGAATAAAGTGCAGGTTTCGCTCGTCTCTTACACCCAAAATGCCGTGGAGTTGCTCATCTTCACCAAGGCTACTCGTCTCAAGATGAGCCCTGCCTTGCTGACGGAAATCACCGCGATGACTCCTGAGCAGAAGCAGGCTGAGCTGGACTATATGCGCGGAACGATCCAGTCCAGCTGGGAGTTCGTGGACTTTGTGTTTTTGCTCGAAGGCGTTAGCCGGGCCTTCACGCACCAACTGGTTCGCCACCGCCACAACTCCTATGCCCAGCAGGCCCAACGCGCAGTGGACATGACTGGCTTCGATTATGTGACCGGGCCGAGCATTGAACGCGACGAAAGCAACAAGATCGTCTATGATGATGCAATGGCAGATATCAGCGAAATATATCAAACCCTTATTGCTATGGGGGCAAACAAGCAAGATGCCCGCGGCGTGCTTCCCACCAACATCTCGACCAACATCATTGTCAAAGCCAATCTGCGCTCGCTGCATGACATGGCGCTCAAGCGTCTGTGCGTGAAGGCTCAGGGCGAGGCACAAGATGTGTTCCGTGCCATGGTGGCTGAGGTGCTGAAGGTATATCCGCAGTTCAAGGACTGGCTCAAGGTTTGGTGCGCCACCTATGGCACCTGCTGCTTCCCCACCTTCCCTGTGGCTGACTGCCCGGTCAAGACAGTTGTGTATGACCCGGTGACCCAGCAAGCATATGGCGGTGGCAAACCCGGCCCACTATCAATGATCGAATTTATCCACGGCCAAAGGCGTGCAGAGGCGCAGCCTGGGTGAAGGCTGGCCCTTTCATCGATACACAGCGCGTGCTGCGGAAGGTGCTTATTGAAGGGCATCCAACGCGGCGCGCAGAGGTGTGGGAAGATTGGGTTGAATTCTGGCCTATAAGCGCCAAAGAGCTAGGCCAACACACCTGGGCGTCCAGGCTTCTTGGATGGGAGACGAAAGATGGCAAGGAAAGAGCTCATGGAACAACTTTTGTTTCTAGCGGGAGTTGATCTGGATCGAGCAAAAGATGACCTGCTCAATATTTTGAGCGTTAAAGGGCAGGCTGAAGTGTTCAAGCAGATGCAGCAGGTGCTGCTTGCTGCAGAATACACCTTTGCCTCCAAGACGCAGCAATATGGGCTGTTCACCGACAATCGCGATGATGAACCAGCCATGGGTTTCTTTGAGCAATTCACAGACCTCAACCGGAAATATACTAGACTGCGGCATTTCGCTCGCGCTAAAATCGGAGGCGCCCTAAAAAACGGCAAGCCCGTTCCGTTCAAAGACGTTCTGGATACCTGCTTTGATTTGACTATCTATGCCATGATGATGACCGTCCTGGCACACCGCTACACGGAGAAGTTTGATGAGCCTACAGGAAGCAGCCCTAGCACTGGAGATGGAGATTGGTCACGGAGAGTTGACCAGTCTAATCCTGATTGCAGAGGGTGATGATCTGCACGTCTATACCAGCGGAGGCCCAGCCAATCTCGTTGGCACTGTATCAGCAATGCTTGATCACTCTCCAGTGATAATTGACCTGTTCGTGGATGCGTTGCTGATCTTGAAGCGGGCTGGGCGCGATTACCCTGAGTTGAATCGTATTACCATAGCAGGGGAACGCGACCATTGATGCTCTTGGCAGATTTTGAGACGACAGGGCTACTCAGGTCTACTCTTGACCCAAAAGAGCAACCTGGCATAATCCAAATTGCTGCTCTGCAGCTGGATGAGTCGTGGGAGGTTGTCTCAGAATATGAGACCATTGTTGACCCTGAGACGTTCATGGAGGAAGAAGCATTCAAAGCCCACGGCATCAGCCTGGAGAAAGCCCGGCCATTCGGACCTCTCCCTGCGCACTTTTATGACTTTGCCAACTTCGCTCTCGACAGCACCCACTGGGTTGGATTCAACATTGGGTTTGATAAGCGCATTCTCTGGTGGCAGCTTCTGCGCTACAATCTTGAGATGAAATTCCCCTGGCCGCCATATGAGACGGATATTATGATTGTGGGCCGCGACGTGGCAAATATTCAAGGCAAGTCTGACGTCAAATTCCCCAAATTGATCGAACTTCACAAATTCCTGTTTGGAGAAGGCTTCTCAGGGGCACATGATGCTCTTGAGGATTGCCGGGCTACTGCGCGATGCGGCAAGGAACTTTGGAAAAAAGGGCTGTTGTGATGGCTAAGCAAAAGATCAATTGGCAGACAATCGACAGCGCCCCTTTCAATCGAGAATGTCTGGTCAAAGGACCAAGCGGATACAGGCAGCACCCAATTTTTGTCATGCTGGCACACCGCGACTATGAAAGGGGCGAAGATTGGCTCGATCCAGAAGGAGAAAGCCTTTCTGACGGTGGCTTGTATCCAACCCATTGGGCGGATTTTGACCCTGAATGATCCCATACCTTGACATCCGCACGGGCTACAGCTTCCTCAAGGCATACGGCAGCCCAGACCAGATTATCAATCGCGCAAAGCTGATTGGTTCAGACACAATTGGCATCGCTGATGTGTCTGGGACCTGGGGCCACATCCCGTTCTACAAGGCTGCCAAGAAGGCTGGCCTGCACATGACCTTTGGTGTGCAACTGCCGGTCGTCACAAGTCTTGAGGGCAAGGACCCAAGACACGATCTTGTGACCCTCATTGCTCGCGACAGGGATGGGCTGAGGGCCCAATATGAGGCTGTAACCCTGGCCACCCAACAATTCTATTACAGACCCCGGCTAACCTGGGATCAGGTCTCAGACATCTGCCATTCCAATGTTGTTATCGCCAACAGAATTTCGCCAGATACCTTCCAGAATTTCCAGGCCCTAGGCACGGGATATATCGGCGCGGCGCCTATCCCTGGGCTCCTATTGGCTAAGGCGCGGGCAGGCTTCCCTCGCGTGGCTATAGCCTGCTCCCCGCTCTATCCTAGCGCGCCCGATCTTGAGGCGTATCGCCTAGCAGTCTCCATTGGGTCGGCGCGGAAAACCAGTGAAGTGGATGCAGTCAATCAATATATGTTCCATGATTCTGAATTGAAGGCATTGTTTGCTCCTCATAGCGTGGATCGGAACATCATCACCAAATGGGTAGCAGAGACGCAAAAAATAGCTTGGTCGTGCAATGCAAGCATACCACAGGCTAAAAATGTTCGTCCGCAAATCAATCTGACAATTGAGCAGTGGTCTGATATCGGCGCCAAAGAGCGCGGCATTGATTTGTCCGCAGAGCCATGGAAGTCGAGATATGAATATGAGATCAGACTCATTTATGAAAAAGGCTTCCAGGATTATTTTCTACTCATTGCAGACCTTGTTCAGTGGGCAAAAGAAAGGATGTTTGTTGGTCCTGCGCGCGGCAGTTCTGCTGGCTCTCTGGTTTGCTATCTCATGGGTATTGTGGAAGTTGATCCTATCCGCCACAAACTTATGTTTGAGCGTTTCATCGACATTACCAGAACAGATTTGCCTGACGTTGATATTGATTTCCCTGATGATGATCGTGATTTGGTTTATGGCTATCTTGCTGGCAAGTATGGCCCTGAAAGAGTTGCTCGCCTGGGGACGGTATCTCTGTTCAAAGCAAAATCATCCATAGGAGATGTTGCTAAGTCATACAATGTCCCGAAATGGGAGGTTGAGGAATTGTCCTCGCTTTTGATTGAGCGAAGCGGCGGCGATGCCCGAGCCAATATGACTGTTCTGGATACAATTCAGCAATTCCCAAAAGCCCAAGAATTGATAGCCAAATATCCTAAATTGCTTATGGCAGGACAACTGGAGGGCCACCCAAGGCACACAGGTAAGCACGCTGCTGGTGTCTGCATATCAGATGATGCCATCTCCAATTACTGCTCTGTGGATCATTTCAAGGGCGGCATTGGGATGCTAACCAAGTATGATGCTGAGGCAGTTGGTTTGATGAAGATTGACGCTCTTGGCCTAAAGACTTTGAGCGTCATTGAAGATTGCTGCCGGATGGCCGGGGCTGATCCGCGTGATCTGTATACTGTTGATCTTGATTACCGTCCGGCATTCAAGTTCTTCAACGAAGACAAGGTAGCAGGCATATTCCAATTTGAGGGCTATGCTGTTCGATCGTTGATGCGTCAAATGGGAGTGGAGCACTTTGATGATATTGTGGCTCTTACTAGCCTGGCTCGTCCTGGACCTCTGCATAGTGGGTCTGCTAATGAATTCATCGAACGACGAACAGGACAGAAGGATTGGGCATACGCTCACCCAAGTATGCATGCTCATACTGGTCACACTTTTGGCACAATTGTTTATCAGGAGCAGGTAATGTCCATTACCCGCGATCTTGGGGACATGGACTGGCAGGATGTCAACTCTTTGCGCAGGGCAATGAGCAAGTCGCTCGGTGAGGAGTTTTTTAACAAATACAAAGAAAAGTTTCTTGTTGGAACGCGCAAAAAGGAAATACCAGATGCCATTGCCATCCGAATATGGGACGACATGTGCACCTTCGGCTCATGGGCCTTCAACCTCAGCCATGCTGTCTCGTATGCTATGGTTAGCTATTGGTGCGCATACATCAAGGCACGTTATCCCTTGGAGTTTGCAGTCGCCCATCTGCGACGTGCGGCATCCGACGACCATGTGCTGCGGCTACTCCGTGAGCTTGAGAAGGAAGGTCTCACGGTCATTCCGTTTGATCTGCACAAGTCCGAAGTCAATTGGTCGTCTCAGGATGGTGCAGTTGTTGGAGGGTTCAATTCAGTCAAAGGAGTGGGTGATAAGACAGCAGAGGGGTTCATTTCCAAGCGCAATGCTGACCCTGAGAACTGGATCGCCCGGCTCACCCTCTCGCAGCGATCCAGGCTGCTTGCTCCAAATAATACTCCATGGCATAACCTTAAACGACTACAGAAAGCCTATGGTGCATTCTATGAGACTCCAGAAAGCATCAAGTCTGAGGCGTTTCCAGCGGGAATTAGAGGCCCAATCATAAAGATCGAGGACATACCTGAGAAGAAAGGCGAGTATCTATTCATTGCCACTCTCAAGAACAGAAACTTGCGCGATCTGAATGAGACGCAGAGCCTAGCCAAGAGGGGGGGCAAGGTGATGCACCACAATAACCTGTTTTTGAACCTACAGGTGGAAGATGATACTGGTTCTATCCTCGCAACAGTCAATCGGTTTCGCTTCATCAAACTGGGCAAGGCTCTGATGGAAGAAGATAGTGATGGTCATGACTTCCTCATCAGGGGCGAGATCAGAGAAGATGGGCGACGCAAGATCGACATACACAAGATGGTGAAACTGTCATGAGCGATTTACCACAAATTTTCTACATTGATCCTGACGACTGGAAGGCTCTCATCAAGGCAGGGGAGGAAATGAAGGCTACCCAGCAAGTGATTGATTCGTTTGTGGAACGAGCCAGCACAAGGATTGAAGGTTCCAATCGAATGGCTCGCGCTATCTGGAGACGCATCAAGGAGACGAACCCGAACATTGACTTGGACAACATCAACTATATGCCGCACGAACATGATGCTGGGGTTCTGGTTCCAGTCAGCATGAAGCTCCCAATCAAATAAAGAGCTTCTGTAATATCCCGGCCGCGCTATAATAAGGACGCGGCCGGAAGGAGCAAAGTTGTGACGGCACTGCTCCAATAGGGAAGAAGATGATGAAGGCAATTGTTGACTTAGCTTTTGCGGGATGTATTTTTTTGGCGACCCTGTTGGTAATTATGTTCAGTCTTTTGGCATGCATGTAGACTCAAACCAGGCAGGGAAGAAAGCGATGAGATTGTTTGACTGGGCGTTGATTATTTTTGTGGTGATTCTCACCGTTGCCATGATGACCTATGGGGCGCACAGCAAGGAGCGCCAAAATCCCCCGCAGCGAGCTCAATTGTATGACAGCAAGGGGAACTATAAGGGGTATGTGAAAGAATCACCATATTCTGGGCGTTGCTGCAACATCTATGACAGCCAAGGGAGGCTGACCGGTGCTGTTCGCCAGAGATAATGGAGAATTGGAATTCAACCACGAAGGGCGCCAATGGGCTGTAGTCTTTGCGGGAGGTTTTCTGGATGTCTTTCGCATAGGCGCCCAGCCTCTGTGCGATGATGGCTGGGCAGCTGCCAGAAAATGGTTCATCGATCACCAACTTGAGTTCAACCTGGAAGGATACAGCTGATGCCCAAATTCGGCCAAATTATTTCAATGTGCGCTCTCCCTGCTAAAGTGGGACACGTTGCCCTCCTGGTATATCAAATTGTCAGCGATGGCCCTATTAGCCGGGATGAAATGTTGAGCCTTATCAAAGAGGAAAGCAGCGTAGAGGTAACGCGCGAAATTGTCATACCAATGGGCAGTCTATTTGAGGATGTTTATGGATTTACCGCACTGAAGATTTTCTGCTCTGATCCACATCCATGGCCTGATCGTGTTGATGTGCTCAGCATCATCTATGCCAGAAAGCTCTACACCCAAGGGTTGCTCTGGGTGTGCCTCGCAGATGATAGCGGAAACCTATTCAGTTTTCAAAGCAAAGAGGCAATAGATGCGGTGAGCCGATGGCTCATCCAAAGTCAGATAATTTGGAGGGACAGATATCACTCGCACACCAATCCAGAAGAGGACCAAATTCGCGTGATATCTGGAGAGAGCCTGGGTGAATTGATTGGGCGTATCAAAAATGCCACGTGAAATGGCTATGCTGAGCATACTGAAGCAGCGCATCACTTATACTGAGTCTGATTTGAGCACTCACATTCGCAAGGCAATTGAAAGAGCTGACCTCAAGACCTACAAGATCAAGACTGATGCGGTGCTTGGCATGCCAGACATCTATACAACTGGCGGGAATTGGCTGGAAAGCAAGATTGAGCGTCGCATCCCAAGCCCAAGATTCAGCCCATTGAAATTGTTTACTGGCTCCCAAAGACGCGAGCTTGACCAACTCACGAACGCTGGAGATGGGACGTGGGCTTGTGTGGCCTGGGCATATGATGCACTGGATCAGAGAATTGGCATCATGCCGTGGTTTTATTTTCGGCGCATTCGTTTATGGCCCTTAAAAACAGTCCACCATTTCACAGAGCCATACCATGACAGAAAAAGCATTAATGGATATGTTCGGAACCATCTCATAGTCAATCGAAAGCTCTCAATGAAGCCATTTATGGAAAAATTTGACATCTGGCCTGATCGCGAGGACAAGTCATACTTCAAACAAGAAATAAGCCCGATCTACGGCGATGAAGATTTCAATGACTACCTGACGATGCACAAGAGGAACCAGATATGAATGACCGAGAAATTCTAGACATCCTTAGGTCGGTCTGCGAAGACACGGCACCAAGAGGCAACCTAGCCCCGGCTATCCATGAGCTGGAGGACAGACTTGCTGCCATGCAGACTATGCCAGATCGCAAAATGGTTTTGGTTGATTTTGACGGGGTGCTGCACAGCTACAAGTCGGGGTGGGCCGGGGCGAACATCATACTTGATGGCCCTTTGCCTGGGGCAATTGCCTGGCTTGAGAGCCTGCTGGAGAACCCTGATCTGGATGTGCGCATCTTCTCAGCGCGCTGCAACGACCCAAATGCTATCAGGGCAATGATAGCGTGGTTCTGTGAGCACAGGATCAACCAAAATCTTCTTGACAGGCTCCGCTTCCAGCCGGGCAAGCCAAAGGCCCATCTGATCATCGATGACCGGGCAGTGCAATTCCGCTATGTGTCTCCAAACGTCACCTATGCAACGCTCAACACAAACTGGGTGGCATATTTTGAGCCGTGGTATTACCAGCAAAACGAGTGGAAACGCAAATAACAATGAGCCATTCACAGAAGCTGAATGAACTGATCGCATTCGTCAAATCAAAGTTTGGCGACAACGTTGATGATTTTGAGATGCATTGTGCAATCTACTGGTATGCCTCAGAATTTCACTCCGGCCAAAACTCAGAATTGTATGAGGTGTTGAGTTGCACATCATACCGGCCTGGTGCCTATGAATGCGGGCCAGAAGAGGACATTGCTTCAAGCATATATGATGCCTTGGTCGAAGAATATGAAGATGTGAGTTGTTAGCGGTCAAATAATTCGCTTCTGACCTGGGTGCCTCTCGCGTAAGATAAGATCGTAAACCGATGGAGAATGTGGTGGACGATACAAAAGAAAATGCCAACGTGAGACGCCAATCGGTAATTCGGCGGGTCATTGGCTTGATGGCCAAGACTACTCAGGCAGGATGCACTGAAGAGGAAGCCATGGCTGCTGCCAATCTTGCAAGCAAATTGATGGCAGAATATGAACTTGGATTGTCCGACATTCAGCTCAAAGAGCAGGCAAATTGCCAAGAGGGCTCCGTCAATACCGGGTTCAAGTCGGATGGACAGAACTCTCTTTTGACCGTCAAAGCAATCGGATATTTGACTGATACCAAAGTCTGGTCGGCTTTGCGCGGAAATCATCTGCACGTGGTGTTCTTTGGCTTTGAGACTGATGTCATCATCGCCAAGTATATCTTTGCCATCATTGATCGGGCAATGAATTATGCAACTGTGCGACATGCGCACTTCTATGAGGGGTTCAACTCCCTGCCTCGGGCTCGTCAGCATCAGCTGAATGACTCCTTCCAGGCTGGGATGGTATCGCGGATTTGTGATCGGCTGCTCCAAATGAAGCATGATCGCAATAAGGAGGCTTCTGACAGTGGCCGCAGTCTTGTCGTGGTCAAGGCTTCCATGGTTGAGGAGGAATTTCGCAAGACCAGCATTTGCCTGATTAACAAGAAGGCGCCAAGATCGAAGAACATGGATGGTGAGGCATTTGCTTCTGGCTTGATTGCAGGAGACAAGGTTGAATTCAACTCTGGCATTGCCGCACCAAAGGCACCAGAAAAAATCAACTGAACCGACAAGTTTCCTGTTTACTGACGGAATATAATGGGATAGACTTCCTTTGTTACCGCAGTAATCAGGTAGGGGCAAGATGGCAGCCCTTTGATGTCATCAAGAATGTAAGGGCACTTTGATATGCGATATCGTATGGCGAATGATGAGTCGATCGAGGCAAAGCCGACAAAGTTCGATGACTGCACCCTGGCTGCCACGGGCAAGCCCTACAAGTTCCAGAAAGGCAGCGGCCGCAGCATGGTTATTGCGCTGGCGGTGGATGGCATGCCCCTGGGCACCCTGGCCGCCATGGCTGGCAAGCTCGGCTTCACCTCCGATTTTGCAGTGGACTGCGCCTGGAAGCAGCACACCACCGCCGACGGCGCCTGGAAGGTGGAGCCCCCCAGTGGGATGACCATGGCCGAGGTGAAGGCGCGCAAGAACGTCTACATCCTGACGCCGGAGCAGGAGCAGGCTGCAAAGGATCGTGAGGATGACAAGGCCAAGGCCAAGTCAGCTCGTGAGCTGGCAAAGACGCAGAAGGCCGAGGCTGCCGCTGCCAGTCGGGCAGCCAAGGCCGACGCAGCCATTGCTACCCGGCTGAAAGCACGGCAAGACGCAGCGGATGCAGCGGCCGCAACTTCCGCTGCTTCGGCCGCTGCCGGCGGCAACCCTGCAGAGGGCACTTCTGCGGTGGTTTCCAAGGGCAAGAGCAAGGGCAAGGCCAAGCCGCCCGCTGGCTCACCAGAAGCC